GACAGTACTGTACAATAACATCTCCGTAGTCCTCTCGCACAGTTGTTGTCGGGATATCCCTGCTTTCCATGCGTGCTCCGCAGTGCATACAACGGTACATCGTCACTTCAGTGCCTCCTTCACTACGTCGGTCTTTATCTCTCCGCTTGCCAGACGGCTGAACCGCTTGTCAGCCCAGCTACCAGCCATCCTACGGCTCTGCTCTCCATGAGACAGATAGTCGTACCAGGCGTGGATGAACTGTGAAGCTGTTCCAGCGTACTTACGGATATCGCTTGCGCTCATGTACACATCGCAGAACTCTTCGCGCATCCTATCAATACGCTCTTTGCTTATCTGATAGCGTTCTGCTTCCTCGTTCTTAGGATACGGGAACGCCATGCTTAGAAGATGTTCCTGCTTCTTCTTAGTCAGCGTAACATACATAGCATGATTCATAATTTCACTGAAGCCAGTAATGTATCCGCTAATCTTACCGAAGTTAAACTTGGCTTCTTCGATACGCTGTTGAGCTAGACTCATGTGCCTGATGTGTAACAGGTTATCTGAGCGCACGAGCTTTCTGTACATGTTCTGACAGTAGATTCTCACAGGTGTGATGATGAGTCCACACGGGTAGCTGCCGTTAAAGCTGTTTGTAGCCATGATATACAGCTTGTACTCGTCACCAGTTACCGTGAAGTTACTCCACTCCGCTATCATGAAGCACAGACCCTGTTCTGTCATGCCAGCATGAGTGATAACAGCTCCGTTGTTTGTAAGCGGTTCCAACAGACTGAACGCGTCGTTGTTCTGGATGATACCGTACTGGTTGCTCACGCAACCGAGAATACGGTTGTTATCGAGTTGTACGTTCACCTGTACTCCTGGAACAGTATCATACCATGTAATAGCTTCTCCGAAGCCTGTTCCAAGAGGATCGTAGAACTCAACCTTAGCGTCTCGTGGAACAACGTTGAACGCCATATCGCTTGCCTCAAGAGCATCACGATAGTCATACCACTCTCCACGAGTACCTATGCCGAGCCACGGTAGCTCACGGCGTGGAACATCAGTTCTCATCAGTGCCATATCCGCTTGCCTCCTTCCTCTATGATTTCCTTTATGCGCAGAGCAAGTTCCTCTGTGTCATAACAGTTATCATAAAAACTCCAGTCTCCTACTCCAACGTCTATGTATATCTGATAGTACTGGCCTTGCACATCAGATATCTTGATGAACATTTCTTTGTTCCTACTCATATTAACGCCCTAATCTGTCGTTAATCATTTCCAGTACGTTATCTAACTCTTGATAAGCTTTATTTCTTTCAAACAATACATCAGAAAGTTCTCTTAGAATTTCTTTTGCTTCTTCAATATCTTCGATATTATCTTCAATATCATTAATAAGCTTATCAATTGCAATTGTATTAATCACATAATCCTCCTTATATACCTGTCTGCTCGCTCAAGATATACTCGTCGTATATCTGTTTCGTTGTATAATGCGGCTCCATCTTCCAGTACGACTTAGCTTCTTCCTTAACTCGTTTCATGTGCTTGTGAAACATCTTGAGCATAGCAGTAATGACCTTAATCTCTGCTTCAAGGTCTTCGCGTTTGTACTGATCGAAATGCATAGGTACTGGTGCTTCGGGACAGTACCAGAGCACGTCTACGTATTGAAGCTTCGGTAGCACCATGAACGCTACAGCAACTTGTAGTCGCTCATCGCGCTCTTCTTTAGTCTCTATGAGACTCTTCATGTGCTGCTTAGGCTCGTAACACTTGACCTCGATAGCCCGTGTCGGAGCACGGAATGTCTGGTCTCGTCCTGGAATCTTCAGCTTGCCAGACTTGTTGTCTGCCCATAGCTCGACTCCCATCTCTGGTATCTGCTCTATGTCCAGACCGTCTGGACTGTAGCCGATACCGTTTCGCTTGATAACGATATCGTCCCAGTGATGGTATGTCGGAGAGCTGTTATGATTCCAGTCCTCGACTGCGTAAGGCTCCATGATATGTCCACGAGCCGCTGCACCAGAGCTGCTTGTGTCTGGAATACCGCCAGACAGCTTAGCACCGCAGAACGAGAAGAAGCCAGGAGACAGAGCATCCTCTGGCTTCTTCAACATCCGCTTGAACTCTGGCAGCAGCGAACGTATCTCACTAGCAGTGAGAACGTCCTTACGCGCTCTGAGCCAGTCCTCAGACACGTCATGCTTCCAGATGTAATTCATGTGTACTCCTAGAACGGGATGTCTTCGTCGTACACACTCACATCTGGCATCCCAGCGTTCTTAGGAATCTTGTTCCTGAAGTCGTTGGGATCATTTGGGTCTGGTGGCTCAACGCCTGCGTCAGCCTGCTGTTTCTCACGCTCCCAGTCAGGCTTAACAGTGCAACCACGGTGTTCCGACATGACAGTGTTATCCAGCTTCACGTGCCACGGGCGAGGATTACCCTTGGAGTACGTGAAGTTCCCTGGAGGTTCCTCAGTGCTTACCTCGATGAACATGCCAAGACACTCTTCGATGTCCTTGGCGTTCTTATCTACGGTGAGCAGTGCGTTGACGAGAGCCTTCAGCGCTTCGCTACGACGGTCTTCACCGCCGCTGTTGCGCTTGTCTCGTCCACCTGGGTTGAACTCCCAGATGGTCTCTTCTCCCTCGTCGTCAACGTACAGACGGAGATTCCTCTTCGGATTACCGTCATCGTAACGCTCAATCTCACGCGTACCGAACTTAGTCTTCGGCACGAGCTGGATCTCACGCACTACGCCTTTAATACTAATAGCGTAGTTATCTTTCTCTTTGTTCGAGAAGTTCCAGAAGGAACCAGTCGAACCGTTGCCAGTACCACCATCAACGCTCATGAATGACATACACTTTCCTTTCTAGTAGTTGATGCAATAATCCATTGCGTCCATTGTTCCTACACGTCCCCAGCGAGCTTTACCAAGCAGCTCGTTGGTTACGAAGTAGTCTTTGTAATCTTCATAGTAGCTAAGAATGTGATTGATTTCCCACTCAAGCGGTGGCACAAGAGCTGTACCGTACTCGTGGTGCTCTGGTGTTCTCCGCAAGTGGTTGATATACTCTTTGCCATCATACTCGATGGTGAAGTTATCAACCCATTTTGCGAAGAACTCTGTCCACTCCCTGTCTAGGCAGTGACAGATACAGAGCGAGTCAATAACATCTGCCTTAGTCTTGCCTTGTCCGAATGTGTTCGGATCAAGCAGGAAATCTTTCTCAAAAATTTCCTGCAAGTCTTCAGGCTTATAGATACGTTTCATTTCACCTTCTTTCATTGTGTATCTCCAAAAGCTCGCATATCTCAGCAGCATATTTGGCGATTAACTCTGGATTTTCCCATGGATACTGCGAGTTAATAAGAGTTTCCTCGCATAACATTTCTTGCAATACGTCCTCGATTGTGCGCGGTTTAAAATGACAACAGCAATCCGCACGGTAGAAGTGTTTTCCTTCGTTATAATAAACGTAATACTTTGATACAGCGCACACTTCTACTGGAGCACCAGTACCACCTTGCTTATTGACGAATTGAATTAAATCACCCTCGTGAATTGGTATACCGTCTTCGTCCAATGGAAGTTCCATGTATCGCTCTAAGACTTCGCGCTCGATTTCATCTATAAGCATGTCGCAAGCTTTTGCGGTTATCCAGTATGTATCAAATCGATTAGGCTCAATGCCTGTTTCACTTATACAATCCTTTAAAGATTCGCGCAGTTTCTCGATTGATTCAAGCGTCATGGTTTCACCTTCCTTCCTTTAAGGTATGTTCTAATCTCATCCCAGAGTTCTGGTGTAAGATACATAGGCGTGAGACCGTTGCGTACCTTGTTCTTACGATATCTTAGCTGGTTCCCTTCGTTACCTAAGATATCTACGTGCGCCCACGAGCAGTGCACTGTAGGTATTATCCTATCAGTATAGAAAGTTAGGTGGTACGATTTTGGTACACCATCGTAACTTTCTTTATACAGGCAGTGAGTCTTACTCATGTATCTGTTGAAGAACATGAGTGTATCCTCATCAACCTGATTGCCGTGGTCTGCGTCGATGTCAAGCACAATGACATGACAGTGTTTAAGGTTCTCAGCATAGTAGAAGCTATCAGGATAGTAGATAACATCTTCTGGCTGATACAGCTTCTGCTGAGTCCACTTAATCAGTGGCTTACCGTGTTCATTGCAGGGAACCCATCGAGCACGTGGCTGCTCGTATGTATTTACCTTGAAATCAGTGAGAGGCTTATCGAGAACTGTTTTCGTTTCATGGTTAATCTTAAGAACAGACTTAGGGTCTGACCGCAGTCTGCTCTTGTTGAACCCGTTATAATAGTTCTGATAGTCTTTCTTTCTGATTTCTTTTCCAACACGAGAGCACTCACGCTCGATGTCCTCGATAGGAATCTGTTTTAGACCCCATCGGTACATGTCGAGGTAAATGCTCTCGTTCGGGTCAATGGTGAGAACACTCATAGTCTTCCCACCATGCTCTCTCTTCTGCTTGCTGGTCATAGAAGCCATCTAACTTAATAGCTTCTTCTTTACATAAATCAGTCGCCCAACAATGCAGACATTCTTGTCGCGACCAATAGTCTCCAAGACAATCTTTACCAGCAACATTCCAATAGTAATCCTTAACCTTACTCATTATCTCCTTCCTTCGTCAGCGCCTCAAACAAACGTTTTGCTGCTTGCTTTTTGATTCCGTTGGTAACAGCTTTTTTAGCATCTTCCCAGTTGAATCCGCAAGCACGGAGATACCTGTATGCATGTATATCTGATGGCTTATCAAAGAAGTTTATTGCTTCGAGTTGCCACAGATCCCACGCCCAGTTATCAGTAGATATCTGGATCACCTCCTAGCTTACCAGTCTTTCATTAGCTTATAGATAGGCCTATCAGAAAGCTTTGTAAAGTCAATGAAATACTGGTGATAATTCTTTCCAGGTACTCGTTCGCTTACAACAGCGCCTTCATCAAACATCGGCGCTACATCACGAGTTATTGTTTGGCTCAGTGCTCCACACGCGTATTTACTAGCAGACGTAAGACCAGGCTGTACCCAATGGTCAAATGCTACCAGATGTTCTCCGCGCATTAAAGCGCCTGCAATACGTGTTCTAGCTGTAGACATTTAAATGTCCTTTCTCACGAGATACAAATGGCCTTCGTTAGATACAACGTCTACAATGCTCTCAAGATCGAGGGCTTTAATTTGATCTCTTATAATTCTTGTAGAATAAGCAGCGTTATAATAAGCGCCGTTCGAATTTTGTTTTGCATTGTACCCGTCATAGCGACCGAGATCTTTGTCGCTTAGTTCACAGGCTTCCCAGCCTGTTTCGGTAAACTCGCGGATACATTTGATAGCGTGACTAGCCATGCTACCAGCGCGTCCAGTTACTTCTGCCTTAACTTTACGTTCCATTATTTTTCCTCCTTAAACAGTTCAGACCACTGCTCTGCATCGTCAGCATAGATGTACGGGTACATCATGCTATCGGTCTTAACGTAGAGCTGTTCCAAAGGCATCTCGTTACAGATGAAATGCGCTTTGGTTTCGTACGCTCCCCAATGGAAGTCTTCCATGCGGAGCTGGGTACCGTAACAGTCGAAGATACGTTTCCAACCGTCCTGCGTCCAGATAACAATGCCTTCGTCGGCTACAACCTTGCAGCGCAGCCACACATCTGTCCTCGGTTCGCTCATAATGTTACCTCTCTTTCCAGTGTTCGATTAATACTCCAATAAGTCCTGGCACCACAAGCAGCGATGCCAGGAAGATTGCACCTGCTAAGTTAGTCATTGTTAACCTCCTCATAACAATATGTATCATAATGGTTTTGATTTACAAACCATTCTTCTATTTGTTCAATTGTTTTTGTTGAACCAACATGATATACTTCTTCATGGTCTTCATAGGTTACAATGCCATAAACTTTATACATGATTGCTTACCCCTCTCCGTCTCTTAAGAGACACCTACCCCCTACGCCTTAGCGGTATCGAACCACTGGAACGAGGGAGTGTTTTTAAAAATATTTTTTTAAGTTGCAGGGAGAGCTGGCTGCAGATCAGCTCTCCCTTAAGTGTTAGCGGTTCAGGTCACGAATGATGACCTGAATGTCGATGGAATCCATAGGATCAGGCATTTTCATTCCTTTCAACTAGTTCCCAATGGCAGATATTAGCTGCATCAAAATAAATATCTGATGCATAATAATTTCCTTCTGCTGACTCTTCTCGTGATGCTTCTCGATAAGCTTTTTCGAGATCAATCAGTTCTTCAGTTGTGTAGCAATCAACTTCTTCTTGAAATTCATCAAGATTTCTTGGACTTGAACACCACATAATTATCCTTTCCTTGTGATTGTTTGCCTGTGCTATCCACACACTGGAGACCACACAGCTTAGATGATGATGTGGTTTTATTACGGAAAGGAGGCCAATAGCCATGTGGCCTCCTGTGTATGGATATCCCTTATAAACCCAACAGTGCCCGCAAGCCAGTTGGTAAACTTCGGGAAGTACCTCATGTTCGCGCGAGTACAAAGACCCGACAGTACTTATGAGGAAGTTTCCAATACGGTTAATAATTATAAATCGAAGCTGTAAGATCAGCTCGATAACCGATTTGGTAGTGCGCTTCGTAATCATACGCAGACCTGTCAAGATCGCAAAGAGCAGCGTTGCAGCCATCGCAAAATGCTTTGGCTTCAGCTCTTTTCTTTCCAGGAAAACGTTTGAGAACATAACCTTTTGGAGTAGTAATTTCCCACATAATTACTCCTTAAATCGAACAGCGCCCCGCCAACGTATTGACGGAGCGCCTGGGCTGACTGTTCTGTTAATCTTCGTCGCACAGATCCCTGTGCATCGAAGTCATCTCACCGACGAAGTCACCAATCGTTGCGCGAACGAAGTTGTTCAGCTTTTCGTTAACTTCGCTGAAGTCGAAGATCGGATAATCTTCTTCTTCAATGGCAACCTCGCCGATGTAGATCTGGAGGTCGAGCGAAAATTCGTGCGGGTACCAGCAAGGCATGTCCCACTCGATGGACGCGACGTTCAAGCCATACTTGTTGTCGCCCCAGTTGGTCAACGTATAGTCAACCTTGAACTCGCCAACCATTGCGGTCATTTCGATTTTCTTGAACTCGTGCTTGATCTTAGCCATAGTAAGCCTCCTTCGTTTCATTATGGCTATTTTATATTGAAGCCACCCGTCCGCGACTTTGCAAAGCATGGCTGTCTTGGGCCAGCCAGCCGCGATCGGTGGCGATTGTTTTTAAAAAAAGGGGAACAGTTAGTTCCCCTCTTCGGTGGCCTCGGAGTTGTAACGCTTAGCTTTGCGCTTCGCGTTCTTGCTCTTTGGCTGTTCGGGCGATTCTTCCGCAGGTGCAGATGCTTCAACAGACGGCTTTTCTTCGACAGTTTCTTCTTCGCCGTTGAGAGCGGAGAGGAACATGCGATAGTTGCGTCCTGCTTGACGAACTTCTTCGGGCGTAATAACGCCAAGCATCTTGCTGGATTCCACCATGTCCTTGGTGATTCCAGTCATCGCTTTAAGCTTTCTGTTCATCAGTTTAAGCTGACGAATTTCTTGCTTGTAGGCGGTGATTTCTGCTTGTTCGTCCTTGGCAGCTTTCATCTGGTCACCATAGTACTCTTGCACCAGATTCCAGTTACCGTAAAGGGCGACGTTGCGAAGATCTTTGGCCTGTTTGGAATCAAAGATGTTCTCGGTCATCTCGTCCTCCTTTCGAGTTAGCTAGACTCTAATCAGATAAGTAGTGGTTAGCAATTCCACTGAGATATTCACACATCCCAATGCATCACTGAAAACTTCACACACAAAAACATCCTAATATTTAGGAGAACAGGTTTGTATTATACCAGGTCAGTAGGGGGGTAGGAATATTAGGAGTATAGAAAAATTGATTTTTGTTGATATCGTTCCCCCGCTAAATTTCCGACCCCCCTAAAGGCGCTCGAAAATTTACGGCGGCTAAGTAAAAGTTCTTGGCTTTACTTAGAACCTGCCAGCACTAACGTTAAAAAAGATATGAAAAAAGTTGTTAGAATAGATGGTAGGGGTGAAGGGATTCGAACCCTTATAGCCGTAGCTGGCGGATTTTAAGTCCGCTGTGTCTGCCTTTCCACCACACCCCCTTACCGCCCATCTCTCTTAAGAACTGGGCAAAGCTTCGCTTTGGGAGCAGAAGTTCTAAACAGTTTCCTGCCATCCCTCAATCTCCCTTGGGATGCTTGCGTTAGACTTCTGGGCGTTAGCCGTCTTCCACGCACTCTGTAAAGCCAGTTGCCAAGTGTAACCAGAGTGCAGCCTTGCAGTCCGTAGGCCAGGATTGCACTCCTGTCGCTTACTGCTAGATCAGCGCGATAAAGCCTACTTGAGTGGGTGGGTGCGCTGTTAGTTCTTAGGCTAGTGAGCACGTAGAGCCAGCCACTCAAATCACCAGGATATTCGACTCGGAGCTTTCGGCTCGGTACATTTTGCCGTCCTGGAACGGACTCTATGGTCTAGAATAACCTGTGCTTCGCGTAGCTTCGGCATTGCCGACATGTAAGATAGTTGGCGGGGTCTTTACCCGCACCTATAATTATAACGCAAAATCCGTTTTTCTTATACAAAAAAAAGTTGTAATACTCCCCAAAATATACAACTAAAAGTTGTAATGCGTTTTCGGAGTTTCATGTTATAATTATGTAGTCGGCCACCTCTCCTGACCTGGGTGCTGCCGATACTCCTTTCCGCTGGGGCTGCTTGGTTTTTCACCCCTGTTCTCGCCGAGCAGCCCCGTCAGAGAACTTGGGGCAGACATGAAAATTCTCGTTGCAGTTCCGACCTATGAGACCGTCTCGACCGAGTGTTTCGAGGGTATCTGGGACCTCGACAAGTGCGGTCACGATGTTGACCTGCTCTTTGTCAAAGGCCACGGCGTTCAGCGAGCGAGGAACGATATCGCCAAAGCCGCTCTCAAAGGATACGACAAGCTGCTGACGATTGACAGCGACGTTGTTGTTCCGTCCAACGCCCTCGAACTCATGCTGCAAGACCACGGCTCCAACGACGTGCTTCTCGGTGTTTACCAGAACCGTTACGATGGTAGGAAAGGCTACAGCACCCTCTACGTTGACATGGGCAAGAAGATTGCCACCAACGAGAATATCCTCAGCATGGAGAAAATAGCCAGCCTGAAGTCTGGGCGTGTCAAGATCACCGCAGGAGGTCTCGGCTGCGCTCTTATCGACCCGCACGTGTTCAGGAAGATGAGCTACCCGTACTTTCTCTGGGAAGAAAAAGAGGGCTGGGAGTGTAGCGAGGACTGCTACTTCTGTTTCAAGGCCGAAGAGGTCGGCGCGAGAATTCGCGGCGATTTACGCGTTTTGTGCAAGCACGTGACGAAAACCGTGTTATAATAGGTGTGGTGCCGTCCCTCCTGCTGCGGTACCACACCTTCCTGAGTGGGCAGTTTTCCGCGACTGCCCACGTTATTTTGTGTTATAATAATGCCGTCTTTGACCGATGGGATTGTTATGGCTGATTTACCTATAGCTGAGTTTAACGTATCTGATGGCTTCACGCCTCAGCAGATTAATAAACTCAATAGTAACTTCCGTTCTATAAGTAATAAAATATTAGAAGCCATATCAATGACTGGTGAGGCCTCTAATAAAGCTAATAATACACTTAATATTATTAGTAATGCATTTGATATTATGAATGGGTTTTTACCTTTAGCTGGCGGCAATATAACTGGCCCAATTAACAGGAATGTCGGCAGTTCTGGTATCACGTATATTGATGGCAACAAAGGCAATGCCGCTCTTTATCTAAAGAAAGGAACTGGCGACGTCTGGTATCCCGCCGTCACCCTGGATACGACCTCTGGCGGTTCCTGGGCAATTGGAAACTACAACACAGAAGACCTGGTGTTCTCGTGGGCATCTAAGGCGAACCGCGACTCGAACACTAATTCGACAAACGTTGTCTGCCTTCCCAACAGAGCTGGAATCATCCCCGTGCCAACCGCGCTTTATGGCAATAATTCGGGCAGTAATGCGACAATTACGCTCTCGGAGACTGCTGCGAATTTCAATTACTTGCGCATCTTCTTCTACGGCAAGTCAACTGCGTCTGGCTCTGCAACCAAGTACGAATGCGTGGAGGTCTACGCCCCAAACGGAAAGATAGTGCAGCTTTCATGTACTGGCCAGGGCAAATCGGGCGACACAGGTGTCATTTTCTTCTCGAAGATGGTGACGATTTCAGCTAAATCCGTGTCTAGTACCAGCTATTGCTCTGCGTCGATTGACACAGGTGGTTCCACCTGTGCAAAGAACAACGAAATCTACATCATCCGAGTCGAAGGCTGGAAGTAACAGGAGGAACAAATGGGACTCATCATCGACAAGGAACTGCCGAACGGCGTCAACCTGGGCTATTACCGCATCGTATCGCTCACCACCGTGGTCGGGGTTCAAACCACCATCGAGCTTGCAGGGTACACGTCCCAGGAAAAGCGCGAGGAAGAGCAAGCGGCAATTATCGACCCCGAAACTGGCTGCGACGTGTACATCGACGCGCAGTTCATCTCGGTGGACTACGACCCTGATTTCAGCGTCAACAAGGCATACGCGTTGCTCAAGGCCATGCCCGAGTGGGAGGACGCCGAGGACGTAATCGACAAGTGGGCCATCGGAACGGCCTACTACATAGGCGACCTTGTGACGTATCAGGAATCCCAGTACGAGTGCATTCAGAGCCACACGGCGCAGGAGGGCTGGGAACCCGACTCCACATCCGCCTTGTGGAAAGTCCACGAGGAAGGCGGCGACGGCATCCCCGTATGGAGTCAGCCGACTGGTGCCCAGGACGCCTACAAGATGGGCGACAAGGTGCATTACCCAACAGCAGACGGCTCCGTGTACGAGTCGCTGATAGACGCGAACACCTACTCGCCAGAAACCTATCCCGCAGGTTGGAAGCTTGTCGAGACAGGAGAGAACAATGCTTAAACGGACGGTTCAGCAACCTGGAAGCTCGACTACATCAGAACGATACCACCAATAGTAACCGCGCTTCAAAAGGCTTTGGAGCGCATAGAAGTTCTCGAAGCTAGAATTTCAGAATTAGAGATAGGAGAATAATATGCTTGAACGAGTTGTTAAGATTGGTAATGAGCTTTACGATAAACATGAGCTGAATAAACTTACCGTTCGTGTTTATGATGATATTATCTGCCAGGTAAAGAGCTATAACACTGGGAAAAACATTTCCGTTAGCCGTTCTTTTTCCGTACCTTTTAGCTTTACCATTAACATTGCAGATGTTGAAACCCAGCTCTGGCTTCTCGACGCCTTCAAAGAGTATAAAAACGATTTAGAGATTATCGATGAAATCCTCGATATCCTTACTGATGAACAGGCTCTTATCGTGCCAGACGCTTTCCACGAGTGGAAAACTGACACCGCTTACAGTGTTGGGGATCGTGTGAAGTTCAACAAGGTGCTTTACAAGTGTCTCCAAGCTCACACCTCACAGCCTTCTTGGTCTCCTGACGTTTCCCCGTCTCTCTGGGCAGTTGTCCGTGCTGGCGGAGAAGACGAGGTTCTTCCGTGGGAACAACCAGACTCAGCTAATCCGTATATGAAGGGCGATAAGGTAACTCACGCTGGTAAGACCTGGGTATCTGACGTTGATAATAATGTTTGGGAACCTGGAATTTACGGCTGGATTGAGTTTCTTGTTTAAAGGAGATTATTATGCAATATTCGCCTAATTATCAGCTCAAGCTACCAGAAGCCAGTGATGTTGTCAATATCGCAGATCTTAACAATAACTTTATGGTTCTCGACGATATTATTAAAACTGGTATTGAGCAGTTCATGAAGAACGTTTACCCCGTTGGCAGTGTTTACATTAACGCGACAGACGACCGCAACCCGAATGAAATCCTCGGTTTCGGAACCTGGCAGCGCATTGGTAATGGTCGTACTCTCATTGATGCAAGTAGCTCGCGCCAAGCTGGAACGACTGGCGGCGCTGAAACAGTTACGCTTACTGCAGCTCAGTCTGGTGTTCCGCAGCATACTCATAATTACAATATGGTTAATTCTCCGTCTGGCGGCACGTCGATTACTATTGCAAATCTTCCTAAGAATTATGCAAGCTTTACTGTTCGTAAAGTTTTTAATGGTGGTAACACATACTTGCCTGGTGCTTTTGCTTTGTCAAACAGCAGTGTGGCAGACAGTTCTAGAAGAGATATTGCTCCAGTAGATTATTATACAAATGATTCTTATACGAGGGCTGGTTCTACAATTACACTTTCTGGTAGTGGTTCTGCACATACGCATACAATTGGCACTACTGCTGTGGCTTCTGCAAATAATACAGCAGCTAACGCCTCCCAAGCTCATAACAATATGCCGCCGTATCTCGCTGTCTATATCTGGAAGCGCACCGCATAAGGAGTCAAAATGGAACCCATTTTGTTAAGCATTATTACTGCGCTAATTTCATCGCTTATTGGCGCAATTGTTGGAGCAGTAGTAAGTAAAATTAAAACAGTAACAAAAGATGCGCAAGATAACAAAGAAATGCAGATGCTCCAACTTACAATGACTTGCAGAATGGCTATTTATAATGAGCATTTCAGCACTGACGAAAAGATAGATGCTTATATCGTTTACCGCGATTTTTGCCACGGCAACCATCAAACCAAGATTTATATGGATAATATAGTTGGTGGCGATATTGATGAATATATCGAAAAACATCGTAAGAAAGATTAGGAGATTATTATGAATCAAGAAACACTTAAAGCAATCATTACTATTGTTGTAACTGCTGGCGTTAATATCGCAAACATTCTCGGTTACGCTCTCGACATGGACACTGTTCTCAATGCCGTGTTGAGCGTGTTCGCCTTTGCCTGCATCGTCTACAGCTGGTGGTTTAACCAGAACGTTACGCCCGAAGCTCAGAAAGCGCAGAAGCTTCTTAATAAGCTGAAGGCAGACAAGAAAGCAATTAAGGAGTAGCCATGTCTTTTAAAGAAGCCATGAAGAATGTGATGAAGGGTGGCAAATATAGCAAGGATGCCGCAGCCGCCATCGTTGCGAACGCGAGCAGGAACGCGAGTCCTGCCGCTAAGAAAAAGAATCCTAAGCTAAAGAAGGTGAAGTAAATGCCTACAGCACAGCAAAAGCTCGCTGCAGCTGAAATCATGGAGCATCTAGTCGATCATGACTGGCACGGCTACACGCAGGGTTGGGGGCGCTGGGGTGACGGCGAAGGCACCTGCCCCGTGTCCACATCTATCGGAACATGTTACGTTGAGCAGGGCGACCGCGACTGCAGCTCCGCCGTCATCAGCTCCTACGAGGCAGCAGGCATCGACTGTGGTGGCGCGACGTACACGGGCAACATGAAATCGTGCATGCTCTCCACTGGAAATTTCCGCGCCCACCGCATGTCTGATGGCTATAACTGTGACGACGGTTATATCGCTCAGCGCGGTGATTGCTATCTTAATGAGGTTTATCACACTGCTATGTGCATCAGCGCCGTTCCAGACATGTTGGCAGAGTTCAGCATTGCTGAGGATGGTTCAATCTATGGTATGACTGGCGACCAGACTGGCTGGGAGTCTCTACGTAATAACTTCTACGGGTTCCCGTGGGACTGGTGCATGGAGGTCATTACCGAAGACTCGCCGCAACCTTCTCCGCAGCCGACTAATGGTGTGCGCTATCGTGTTTCCACCGATATCAACGGTTCCTGGTGGTATGACGAGATGGTTGACTTGTACGATACTGGCGGTTCTTCCGATGACTTTGCTGGCAATTACGGCGATATTGTTCGCTGGATTGCCGTGGACTGCAAACAGTATCGTGTCTGTACCCAGGCTTCTGGTTGGCTTCCGTGGGTGTACTCGTATAACGTGGACGACCTCGAATACGGTTGCGCTGGTGACGGCTCGCCGATTATCGCTCTTGAGATTGCCGATGATAGCATTGCATATCGGGTACACGTTCTAGACGGTGTCTGGTATGCTGAGATGCACGGGCAGGTTGACACTGGTGGCAGTTCTGACACGTATGCTGGAGACAGGTGGAATCCAATTGATGCTGTGAGCATGAGGAAACTGTGATGCAAGCCGCTATCATAGTTTGTGGTATTTTGACGTTTATCATTGTCATATTTGCCATGCTCATCTATAATTCTTAGTTGCTTTCGTCGCGGGGTTCGCTCGCCGTTTGCACCGAGTTGGGCGGATTTTCGCGTGAAAGATTGGGAACTCGCAAGCGGGTTCCCTTTTTTATGGCTATAATATAGGCAGTTAAAAACGTTCTAGGGAGCAAATATGGCTGGTGGTTTAGTCAATCCTTATGGTACTTCCGAAAATTTTTACAACGCTTTAAATGAATATTCTAAGGCAATGCAAAAAAACGGTTATAATGCCGCTGATATTGCTAGTTATAATTATTCCAAGACTTCTCTTCCGCCTTTTTCACTTTCTGGCGGTACAGATAATTTATATACAAGAACTCGTGAAGCAACACCTCGAGAAGCACTTGCCGCTTCTATAAATAGGGCTGGCGAATTTTTCTCTAATCTTCCTGGAGAACTTGCTTATATTACAAATCCTGGTAATGAAGAACAAAAACAAAAAGCTAAACTTGATTGGACTTTTAATCAAGAAAAACTTGAGCAAGGCGATATTCAACATCAAATGGGCAATTTCCTTTTGTCTCTTCCTGGAGGGATTATCGGTGGCCCATTATCTGGTTTTACAAAAGCCACAGATGAATTTTTACTTCATAATCCTATTACTGAATCAAAATATGAAAATGGTAAATGGTATATTCCAGATTATAAACTCGATACCTCTCAGGCTATTTCTTCTGGTATTTCTGGTGGCATTGATATTGCTGGCGCTGGGTTTGGCGCTTCTGGCAAGGCGCTTGGTAGTGTAGCTAAAGTTGCAGCTAGAGTTGGCGGCGCTCGTGCCGCAAAAGCTCTTGAAAGAGGTTTTGCTGGAGAAGCTGAAAAAGAGATTAAGAAAGCTCTTGGCAATGTTGTTAAGTGGCAGGGTCGTGCTGAAAAAGCAAATCGAATGTCAGAAGGATGGGTTGGTCAGGCATTTAGAAAAGCTGGTCATCCTATTGAAGGTACGCTTGGGCAAATTGGCGCTGACGCTCTTGAAGAGGCTGGAGAAGAAACAGTTCAGTCTCTTATGGATGATGTAAGATACAAAACATGGGATGAAAACAGTTTTGAACGTGCTCTTAAAGCAGGTGCAATGGGCGCTCTCGGCGGAGCTGCAATGAGCAGTGTTCTTACACCAGCTAATCATATTTTAGCAACTCGTAGAGCTAGGAAAGCAGCTCAAAACGCGCCATCTCCTTCTCAGGCGCAAGATCTTATTTCTGCTCATCCAGAAGTTCCAGAAGGGTATTATACTCGTATTCAGGAATCTACTGAAATTGATGATCCAAATGAGATTGCCCCTAGCATGCGTCCGTGGATTGCTGAACAAATGGGTGGCGAGTTTAACCGTGAGCCTGGTAGTTTCAGCGCAAAAGTATCAATGTCGCCTAATAATACAGTTCGCGCTCACCAAGTTTACATACCTTTTAGAAATGTTGAAGCTGCATGGAAAAATAATGGCGATGCTAAACCTGGTGAAACAAACGGTAGGTCTCGGGACACACTTGCTTTTGCTTTTACAACCGATAAAAGGGCATATAAGGAAGCAAAAGATGCACTTGATCTTGCAAAAGAAAATAATAATACTAATGATATTAATAAAGCGCAAGAAGAAATTGATCGCATTGTGAAAGAAGGCCAAGATAAGCTTACCGCTATTATGACTAATCCAGATCGTAAAGCGGCATTTAACGAATTTAGAGATATTGTTCGCCAAAATGCGCTTGATTCTGAAACTGTTGCAAAAGGCAGTTTTAAGAGATATCCGCATACAGATACAGATAGTGACATGGTATTTGATATTGTAGATGTCACTGATGGCGGTGTGTTTAATTTTAATCCAGGCGTATATACCATGTTTAATGGAGACTTGGACGGTGACAGTTGGACTATTGAAACTGATAAGTCTCGTATTCTTAAAGGCAAGAATGTATATGATATGCTTGAGGGCTGGAGGCCAACTCCTGTAAGAACAAGTTCTGAAGGCGTTACACAAGTTGAAGAAGATATGAAAAGAAAAGGCCATTATCGCTCTCATGGCACTTCTAAATATGGATGGGAAGAAGCTGGCTTTACTGAAGCTTCTAAAAATAGTGAATATATCCGTGTTCTTTTCCATAAACATCTTGGTGAAGAACTTGGTGAAAAATATTTCAAAGAATATAACAGGGCTTGGGATAAAAAAGTTGATGGTGAAGTGCATCCTGAAGAAGAGCTTGCTTCTGTTTTTAGGAAAATTTATCTTGCTACTGAAAAAGACGTTCAAAAAACTTCTGAACTTATGTATGAGATTCAGATGGAATCCAGCCGTTTTGCAGCATTAGATAATGCCCTCGATGTTCTTGTTTATACTGTTGATACTGAACAAAATCTACCTGAGAATCTTACTGGTCGTCGTGACGTTACTCGTCCAAGTCCAGGCTCTCTTAATGGCAAAACGCCAATAGAAAATCTTATTACTATTGGTTGGCATGCGCTTATTGATCCTAATAGCCAAGGTGTTCTTCGTGGAGACCAGGCTGTTAACTGGATTAATAAACAAGTTCAGCTTATGAATGCCCTTACTAATGCATATCATGGTAGTTCTTCTAATAAAGACCAGTGGATTGCAGAAATGCTTCATACCATTGATTCTGGAGAAAATCCAAGTGAAATGGTAGAACAAGCGTTTATGTTCTCTTGGCGCATCGATTTCTTTAGACGTCTTGGAATTATTAGCTTTGAAACTGAAACTGGCAATTATTACACTGCAAATAGAATTGGTGAAAATGGAATTTCTGTTGAAGAAGTTGTACGTCAAGCTAGAATTTCATTTAATGAAACGCAGAAAATATATGACAACGCAATTAAAAAGGAAGGTGTCAACGGTTACTTTACTGATCCAAATGCAGCATTTAAGGCTCCTCTTAAAGAAGAAGACGGAGATATGCCTGTTATTCGCAGGATTAGGCAGCTTGTTGGTAATTTCGATGCTAAAATAATTCTTGATATTCCAGAAGGTTCCCGCTTTAACGCATATACAGTTAATGAACTTGTTGATTATATTTCAGTCGGTAAAATTAGTTCTTCTGATGTTCGTCTTGGAAATGAACTTGGTAAAAGAATTAATGATTTTATTGATCTTCTTTCTAAAGATATGAAGCAAGAAGGTCATGCGCGTGGAGATAGCACAATGAGAGCTATTGATGCTCTTGATGGTTTACATGATATTGTTAAAATTGATGATGAAGGTAATTATTATGTTGATGAACAGCTTAAAAATGATTCAGCTGTTCTTATTGATGCTATTCGTATGCTTATCGGAAGACGCGCATGCGCAAGAATGAGTTTTTATTCTGATACTCAGATGCTTAATAGCAGATATGCAAAATATTTCTTTGGTAAAGAATCAAGTCAAGATACTCGCAGCCGTGCAATTTTATCTATTGGCCTTGGTGAAACATTCTATGATTATATTCATTATATGACTCTTAGGAATGATGAAGGCGTTCTTGAACCTGATTTGCAAATGGCAGAAAAGTCACTTTATGGTATTACTGGAAAAGACAATGTTCTTGTAGATGAAATTGTTGCTAATCTTGCTATTGATTTTAAACTTGATAGAGGAGAAGAATTAACAGAAGAAGAAGCAGATTTTGTTAGTAAACGTAAATATACTGGCGATGAACAGCTTCGAATTCTCCTTGACCCATCTATTAATTCTTTTGATGAAATCTATAAAGATTTCACAAAAATGCATCCTACTGAGGATTTTAACAAAGGCGAATTTTTAGCCATGGCTCTTTCCGATCCATCTTCCTCTATGCCAGGTGCAGATCTTTCAACAAGAATTCGTGAATCTCAAGATAAAAGTAATATTATTGTTAATAAAACTATTTTTTCAGCTGTTCAAGAAACAGAGGCTTTTATTTCTGAATATAAACAGGCGACTCAAGAGCGTAAAAAACTTATGATTGAGTCACTTAAGTATTATGCTCTGCAAGCCGCTGATGAAAGTAATAATGATATTTTAGCAGCTGGCATTTATGCTTCTACTTCGCTTACGCGAGAGGGGCCAGAAAAAGCACAGGCTTTTATTGCTTATGCTCTTAATTATCAAGAAGGCGGATTACTTAATGGCTATTTTACTGGCGCTTTCCTTAATCAGTTAGGTTATGCGACTGGTTCTATTAGCATTAATGATGCAGTTCAGATGCGTTCTATTATTTGCCAAGCGCTTTATGATTCTAATTTTAAAGAAGATATTTGGATTGGCGGCAAGCTTGTAACAATTAGCCAACAGAAAATTTTTAAAGCATATGGTATTGATATTGAAGAAGGCGTTGAACCTACTTCGACACAATATCTTGATTTATTTAAGAGATGCCCAGTTTTGCTTCAATGGACGTTCCCTATTAAATGGATGTCTTCTTCTACTACTGATCCTAATCTTACTCCTACTAAGATTATGACTCCTGTTGAACGTGCTAATTATTATATTGATAATCGTCTTTCTATGGAGTTTAAACGCCATAGTACACGAAATGCTATTCTTGCTGACTTTAGGCAAGACCCTATGTTCCCAGTTGTTATTTGCGGAATTATGGGTGATGATATTGTTGCGCATGCAGATAATCCACGAGCATTTATGCGCTCTTGCAAAGCCGCAATTAATAAAGCAGTTGATGAAGTTTATTACCAAATATCTCTTCATAAAGACGAAGTATCTAAAAATAATTACAGCAGGAAATGGCGTAAAGCCGCTCTTGATGATACTAGGCACGCTTTAGAACGTGTTGGGCGAGATGTCATTACACGTCTTAATAATATAGCAAATCTCTATTCTCCTGTTAATATAAAAGATATTTCAGATAGTCATGCAATTATTATTAATTCTATTTTTAGAAATCATATTAATAAATATCTTAGTGATAAAAAAGCCCCAACTCTTGATGGGAACTCTTCTGAAGATTCAAGTGAAGCTAAAATCTTAATGCAACAAGCTGGTGAAACGCTTTTCAATATTCATAGACTTTATGCTATGATAGATGCCATTAATGATGCTAATCTTGATACTTATAATGATATTATTAGTGAAGATAATTTAGAAGAAGCAAGAACCGCCCTTCAACCTTATTATTCTGAAAAAGAAATAAATGATATTCTTAATGAAGCAATTGGTATTACGCATCCTGATTCTGGATTATACAAGGGTGTTATTCGTCCTAGTACCAGCGCTGAAGAAGCTTATCGTATTGTTATTAATTTTACTTCTACTGGTGAAACGTTTACTGATTATAAGAATCTTATTCCGAAGAGTGTCAAAGATGTTGAAAAAGCTTTTAGTGATGAAATTTCAAAACATCGTTTTATTTCGTTCTGGAATAATCAGATAATTAAAACCGAGTATAAACGTGCTCTTTCTGTTTACACAACTGAAACCATTCATGATATTGATATGGAAGATCAAGTTATTTCTTGGTTCGAAGACACTGCTAAAGATCTTGTTCGTCGTGGTTATGAGGGCAATGCAGATATTTCTAGCGCTCATATCAGACCTAATCTTAAATTTACCGAAGAAGCTATGGTGCTTGCAGATAGGGCTAGTTTTGGAATTTCCGCTGGCGGTGTTTCAACGATGTCTGGCATGGACGCAGGCAGCTATCAGTGGATGACAGCTATTGCCCTTGCGCCTAATAATCATACTTGCGATAGGCCTCCATCCCCTGTTGAAAATGCTGCTGAACTTTGGGATCTTATGAAGAAGCATAATGGCCTTCTTCGGTGCCGCAGAATTGATCCTAATACTAGACTTCCAATTCCATATGATACAAATTCTGAAGGTAATCCTGTTTATGATTTTAATCTCAATGCTTATAAATTAAGAGATTTAATTTTTGAAGCAATTGATAATGGCGAAGATCTTAATAATTTTGTATCTACATTCTTAGTATATAAGCCTCATGAATGTACAGATCCAATGTGTTCTAATCATTATCATCCAGCTACTTCTTACGGTGATGGAAGATATAATCCTGGTCGTTATACTCTTGCAGAACTTCTTTATACGCTTTCTGAAGCACGTGTATTTAAATCAAAGAAAAAACGTAATGCTTTTAATAGAATTTTCCATACTGCACGCGAAAATATTTCTATTAAATATGCTAATTTTGGTTTTGCATTTGATGAAAATACTACGTATGAAGATTTTGTTTCGCAATATTATGAACATCGTGATGCGTATATTATTGAACTTGCAAACTATATTAATACTGTTTTTAAACAAGAGGGTATCGCTGCCAATTTCGGATATGAAGCTGCACTTACTCTTGCTCAAGTTTGCACACCGTTCTCTCGTGTTAAACTTGCAAATGGTAAAACTGTAGTTGTTGATAATTTAGTACTTAATAGTGAAGAAGAATTTAATAAGCGTTTTGGAATTGGTAAAGACTTTACTAGTATTTCTGAGGTTGAAATACAAGAATGTCAGCCAATTTCCATGTCGCTTATTGAAGTTTGTAAAAAGATGAATCATGATTTCACTATTGAAATCTATACTAATGATAATATTAAAACTGGTTCTGATCTTTCTGCTGAAGTTCGTGAGCGAATTTATAAACAGTGTTATGATAATTGGGATGGTGTTATTGACGATTCAGATGAAGCTGTTAAAGCTATTACATCTAAGTTCCCAACTATTGTTAATAACATGACAGACAGAATTCCAACAAGCCGTGCGGCAACTGCTCTTCAGCGCTTCTCCGAAGAGAGCGGAGTTCTCCATGCCGCCCATAATGGTAAAACAGTTGAAGAATCTGTTGGTAGCGTTAGCGTAGATATTCTTAGTAAACAACAACAACAAAAGATTATTTCTTTCCATAAGAATTATAATCTTGAAAAATCTGATTTTATTATTAAAGATGTTATTAGAGATGACTTAGGTTATCGTCCTGGAGATAGTAATAAACAAGCATTTTATGATGGTATTGAAGGGCAAAACATTCCGTCTAATGCTATATTCCCTGGAAAGAAAAACGTTATTATTGTCGATCTTAATATGGCAAAAGATGGCAATATTGAGAAACTCCAAGAATTAATTAAAAAACATGGCGCAAGCTCTCGCTCTACTGGCAATCATGCAATTCTTGTTCTTTCTCCTGAATGCGCAAGTAAGCTTCGTGGTATAGATACTTATAAATATGGTTTCACTGGCCAAAAAATGCCGTTTAAATTTACTGGCATGCCATCTGAATTTAGCTCATTTGAAGTATTTAATCCAATGGCTTGCTTTGATTTCCGTGAATACATGGGCGAACGCTCTCAAAATATTCCAGTTGACCCAAGCGCAGTTGTAGTTAGCATTGCAGACTGGGGTATATTTGGCACTGGCGATAGTGGTTCTATTCTCTATAAAGCATTTGCAAATCATGTTATGCATCTTGAAGATCATTTTAAGCTTAACCTTAATGACATGTTTGCAAATAGACATTTCCCGTTTGAAGAACTTGGGCATGTTGAACTTGTTACAGATGAAGATGAATTCCAGCATATTTATGGTCTTCTTAATGGAACTGATATTAAATCTCAAGATGTTGTATCTATTCCAAAACAACAAGATAAAGCGCGAAAAGTTTCAAATGATGTCATGATTGGTTATATGAATGACTTCCTTGAAAGTACAGATAAACGAGAAGGTATTATTCGCGGTAATGCTAAAAACGGTTCTGTTGTTGGATTCCTTAAAACACAACATAGAGACGGTACTGTTACCTATGCACCAATCTATCTTAACAAAGGCGGAATGCCATTTGAATTTACTGATTTAAGTATTGATCGCGCCGCTCTCACTCGTGGTTCTCTTGAGTTTGATTGTGTTGCAGATATCAAAATGGGTGATGTTCAAACTGTTGATGCAATTAAAGAATATTTCCCAACATTTGCATTTAAAACATATTCAACTATTGCCGCTGATAAAGATTGTCCTATCCAGCTTGGTATGGAAATTCTTACTCAATATTGGAAAGGCCAAAGCGAATATTACGAAGATGTTCTTAAAATTGGCGAAATATATAGTGGTACAACTGAGCAAAGCCGTACAACTGAATTCCCAGAATTACGCATGTATGAAAATATGATATGGATGCGACATCTTATTCCATGCAGTATTTTTAGTAAACGTGATTCAAAGGGTAATGTTGAAGATGTTGGCGTTATTGATCTCAACGATGAGCGTTTTAATGATTTCACTCCTGAAGAAATTAGACAACTTACCAATGTCAACGATGACACTCTTTGGTGGGAAATTGCGCGTGGAACAAGGTCACTTTATAAATCTGATTATGAGCTAAATGTTTCAATGCGGAAAATAGTCCGTAACATTCTCATGGCTGGCCGTAATCCTTATGAAGTTCTTTCAAATGTTGATATTGTTCAACGTGACGGAAAATCTATTCCTATTCAACAATGGGGAACTTTTAACTGGGGTCTCTTCTTTAAAGATATGACAATCAATGATATTATGCGTGTATTTAACGCAATTGATCCTCGATTGTCATTTAGAGATAAAGCTTCTGATTGGTCTTTATATCCAGGAAAAGCTCAGCCCATGAATCAAGCTGGCGCTCCTGTTCCACTTATTAATTCTAATGGTGATATTCTTGTTAATATTCCTTCTGAAATGTTGCCTGGTGAAAAATTAAAACCGCTTGGCACTGGTGAATATTATGATAGCAGTAGATATCTTACAGAAAATGAAGAAGGAGAACTTTTAGAAGCTGCATGGCGTGGAACACATAAAGTTAATATTAATGATAATGCTACTGGTAATTTCTTCTATGTGACAGGCCATATTCATGTTCCGTACTTTAATACTGATTCTTCTTTGCTTGGTTTGCCAAATGCTAGTGTCAAACACGGTAGCCAGAGCGAAATCAATATGTCTCTTGAGACTGGACTAAAAAGCAAAGATGCAGATAATCTTATTAATTATATGTTCTCTAAAGCTAACCCAACTCATATGTTTGGCCCTGACGGAACGTTTGCTAGAATGTTTGATCCAGATGATGAAATATTTGATACTCGATATGGCAATGCTTCTCTTATTGATTTATTGCCAGATGATTTTTATAGCAAACGTGGCATTACATATCGTGCAGTTCAAAAGCGTGAGGAAAACCTTATTCGAGATGGTATTAGAACTCTAACAGAAGATCTTGATATTCTTATTGAAGATGATAATGACTTGCGCCTTATTAACAGTGCTCGTGATAGCGTTCGTAAAGCGATGAACGTTGATGGTGGTTCTTCAACTTATTCAACTGCTTTATCTGATGAAAGCCTTGATAGATTATTTAGAGAAGTAAATCTATTTACTTCGAATAATCATACTGGTAAGACTTCTGTAACAGTTAAACAGTATGTTGATGTTATGGAATTCATTGCTCAAAATATTAGAGAAAATCCAACTGGGCCGCTTATTTCTTTCCCGAAAGAAACCAATGGTCATCTCAATCTTACAGACCGACCTGTTTGTACTATGGTTGATTTTGGTCTTATGAATGAAATTCTCCAAACTCCAAGATATAAACAGATTTACGGTAAAGAAGATGGAAGTGTTGACTATAAACGTTTCTTTGAAATTAATAAAGAAATGCAGCTTAAGCTTAACGAAGTAATTCCAAGCCAAAATAAAGATGCTCAAAATGCGCAATTTGGCTTTATTGATTTCCTCTTTATGACCCATGGCGATAACGCTTATAGTAGTTTTGTTGATTATGAAGGAAATGTTTCCCAACGAGACTGGAGTGAAGCAGTCCGTACTTCTATTGATAAGGTTAATTTATTCTCGCCTACGTTTAATCTTGATTATAATCTTATTGAAGAAGGTATTAAACGTGGCCAACAGATGCTTGATAATGAAAAAGAGCGCGATCGCAATTCTAAACAGTCTGTTGTTAAATCTCCAAATCGTCCTGGCGGAACAACAAGAACTTGGAATCTTCTCAAACGCAATAGCAACTTTAAACTTTCTAAAGAAATGAAAGTTTTGTCAAAAGTTATGGCTCTTCTTGATCCAGAACTACATATCTCAGCGCATATACAAAAGGGTGTTTTTGCTTATACAACTAAGTTTGGTATGCTTATTCAAGCGAAAACTGGCATTGGCCCGTATGATATGGGTGCGCGTACTCTTTATGGAAAAGAAAATAAAGAAGCTTTAGAAGCATTTAAGAAGAGCGACCAGGCTAGAGAACTTTATAAAGCACTTCTTACTTCACAGTGGACGCAAGACGAGCTTTTAACATTACAACAAGAAGCTTCTTCTGTTGAAAGTATTATTAAACTTGCTAACGAAAAACTTGAGCAAGCCTCTCCTCTTGAAAAACTTCAAATGGGTGCATATAAGTATGCTTCTGGCGGAGATTCATTCTTAAGTAATGAAATGGAAATTTGGGCTGAAGATTTATTCCAGCGTATTCAGCTTAAAGATCCTACTGGCGCAAGTTATCTTCTTCAAGTTCAAAAAGATGGTCGCACTAACTATGAGCATATGCTTGGCGAAAATCCTGCTGGCCTTATTATGGCTACAATGACAATGGATGAAAACAGCAATCCATTCTTAATTGAAAGTATGCAATCATTCCAACACGGTAAAACAGTAGAGATGGCCGCTGAAGATGCTGCAATATCGATATTTAATGATTATCTTGCACAGCATAGTATTTTCGATGTTTTCTTTACTACTGGTATTTGCAGATTTCCAGCATATACATGGAATGTTAATAAATTCTTCTTAAGCAGTTTCTTGCCTATTAATTTAATGGAATATTCTTTTAATAAATATCTTATTGATAAACAAGCTAGATATAACCAAGTATCTGAAGAATATGGCGTTGATGTAGACTGGTCTATTCTTGGCGTTGATCTCAAGAATAAAGATTTTGAACATTTCCAGAAACGCAAGAGCTGGAAAGAAGCTCTTCTTATGGATGTTTTTACAATTGGTGTTAAAAGCGTTGCTCTTGCTCTCATGGCTGCTAATGCTTTTGAGCCACCAGATGATGAAGATCTTTGGGGCAACCTTGAAGAGTGGACAATTATGGGCAACCGTATTGGAGAAAACTGGTGGATTCAAGATATCCTCGGGCCATTCTTGGCTATCTGCGCTACATGGCGTTCTGGGCAATTAGGTAAGCCACGCATTGATATTCTTTTCAACTGGCTTGGTAATGCGATGTATAGTAACCCAATGCTTAAGGTTGCAGATGTTGCAAGTTATCTTCTTGACCCAACATATGACTATGATATAGAATTTGAAAATGAGAAAAACCGTTATGCAAATGGCCCAGATGGAGAACCTTCTCTTATGCAAAAATGGGAAGCCGATGTTACCACATATGGACTTCATTGGATATCTCAGTTCGCTACTCCATCATTTATAAAAAGCTTCTTTAATGCTGCAGAGCCTTATGAACATTCTTATAAAAAAGTTTATAAACGTAATGCAACTGGCAGCTTAACAGACCCAACTGAAACCGAATACACTACATATCTTGATGCAAGAATTAGAAATATTTCACGTAAGAATCCTGTTCTTGGCGCAATGCTTGATATTCTTAATCCTAATCAAGATACAAGTTATTATCAGGGTGGTACACCGTTTGCGAAATATGCAATGCCGCTTACTTTAACTCCTGACCAAGCCCAGCTTAAGAATCTCAATAAGTATAATATTTATAATGCTGATGGAACTGAAAAAACCGATGCTGAAAAACGCACTGTTGCTATTCAGGTTATGGCAGAACTAAGCAAAGGCATTGAGCCAGAAGATCTTGCCAAGAGCGGTTTTGTTCTTAATTATGCAACACGTGAATATGTTTCAAAAGAAATTCACGATCTTATTGAAGATTATTCTGATGAATATAATGCGTGGGTACAAGAAACTGGTAAAGATGCTTATGTAGTTGGCGATGGTGATTGGGCCACTGGGCAAAAAATTATATCAGAAACAAACCAAGCATTTTACGATACTATCGCTCACTATAAAGATATTTATTATAAACTTTGGGATGATAGTATTAAGTATGGAGTTACTTATTACAACCGTCTTAATACAAGTTATGCACGTACAGCACGTGGAGAAGTATATGCTACAGGATTCCATCCTTCACTTGGCCCGTTCCTTACGGCATCTGGTTCTTTAGATAATCCAGGAAATACTCTTGGGCGTGAAGGAAACTGGGAAACTGAGAGCGTTGTTATACCTGGCGAATCTGCTGGCGGTCGCGCTCTTATACCAGCTGTACGAGAAGAAATCGAAACTCCGAGTCTTGATAGTTGGGGTAAAGATGAAAATGGTGGCTATTCAGATCTTCGTGATAAAAATGGAAATATAAAAGGCTTAGATAATTCTAAATCTGGCAAAGATTCTGATAATACTTCTTCTGGTTCGAAACGAAAAAATAATAGTGGCTCAAGCGGCGGTGGACGTTCTGGTGGTTCAGGCGGTTCAGGCGGTTCTGGCGGTCGTGGTTACTACCAGGCACCTCCAAGAATCAGTATCCAGAGTTCCAGTAACTATCCAGTTAGCCCGAGCCGTGTAATGGGTTCCAACCGCAGAATTGAATCTGATGACGTATCCTATCTCCGTCCAGGATTTGAAACCAAGGGTAGCCGTGAAGCATACAAGAGAGGTGACATCTAATGGCCGACTACAAGCTCCCACCAGAACTTCCTAAAATTCGCAAGGAAGACCTGCAAGAAGCTGACAAGAAGCTTGTCGAGAAGCTTAACAAGAAGTGGACTGACGGTTTGTCTACCCACAGGCAGCGTGTACAGAACTACGAGTTCTTCACGCGTGTGGCGCACAACCTCAACCTCTACGAGAAGGTTCGTAAGGATGCTTTCTCCGAGGGTTCCACGCAAACAATCAAGCGCAAGATCCGCGCCCAGACGATTCAGCGCGTACCTGACGGCGAGATTACCACGCAGTATGACAAGAACTCGATTGAGCAAGCCGAGATCGACTACCTGTTCAAGCACAAGGTTCTCACGTCCGAGTTCGACGGCAAGGACATGATGAAGAACCTGTGGCGCTCTTTCAATGCCGCTTACGACTACGGCTTCTGTTGTGTGCGTACTGGCTTTGAGACAGACCTCGACGGCGACCCGCGTATCAGCTATACCATCATTCCATACAATGATGTCATTCCGTCTGTTGACTGCGACTTCATCGAAGAAGCAGACTGGTACATCATTCGCGAGTATATCCCGCTGTCTACTCTCAAGACCATGATTGACTGGGAGACTGGCGAGATTGCGGATAAGACGTATAACGCAGACGTAGCGCGATATATCGTTCAGGAGGAACAGACAGATGGAATCGAGTACGACAGCCAACCTCTCTCAGATAAAAAGCGACACGTCGGAAAAGTTAAGAGCATTGAGGTACGTACGTACTACTGTAGGGGAGCTGATGAATTTATCACCTATGTTCCCTCGATCAATTGCATTTTGCGGAGAGTCAAGAACTATGATCCACGTAAAGATGTTCCCATCCACTTCCTCATTCTTGAACCTGACCCAGAGTTCCCTTACGGCGCGTCCTCCATCATGTGGACTCTTGCTCAGCAACAATACGCCGATGCGTTCCAATCTACAGCTTATCAAACCCTTCTTTTAAGCCTTCACCCGCCTCTGATGGTGTTCGGCAATCTTGCTAACCCGAAGTTCAAGATGAAGGCTAACGCTATCTGGCCGATGGGTACTAACCCGAACAATAAGGTGGAGAAGTTTCCTGTTGAGACCACAACCGTGACGCAGTACGGCAGCATTCTCGAAAGCCTAAGCGCGAAGATGATGCAGAGCCTGAACGTCACTGATGCTACCGTTGCGTCCGACGCTAACGTAGCACGCTACTCTGCCACGCCACAAGGCGTTGAGCAGCAGAGGATGGATAAAACCATCACTATTAACCAGTATCAAAAGCGCATTGAGTGCTTCTTCCAGGAGTGGGCTAACCATGCGTTGCGCAGTTATATCAACAGTATGACTGGCAAGCAGAAGCTCACGGTTGATGAACGTACTCGTAGGCGCATTGCCGATATCGAAGAAGCTAGGCAAGCACGAAAGGAACTCGAAGCACAGAATTCTCTCGATGCCGAGACCGCTCTTGCTCTCATGGAGCAGGAAGAGTCGATTATCGACGGCGATAAGATTGAGATCGACTTCGACAACCTATCTTCCGATCTTCTCAGCTTCGAGGTGCGTTCTGGTTCTCTCATCGAGAACGAGCGCGAGACGGAGCGGCAGAATATTCAGGAAATGCTTATCCCAGTTTCTCAGATGATTGGCAATATTAGCGAACAGAATAAAGATGCTTTTGAGACAGTAATCATGCAGCTTGTCACGCGTCTCTGCGAGCTGAGTGACATCGACATCTCCGCTACTACAGCGCAAGAAATCGATAGCAAGCTCATGGCACGTGCGCTTAAGGCAACTATGGATATGGTTGACCAACAGCAGCAACAGCTTGGGCAGATGCAACAGATGATGGGTTTGCCAGAGGGCGGTATGCCGCCTGAGATGAATCCTGGTCTTGCGCGGGGCGCTGCCACTGGCGCTCCAATGCCAGAACAGCCCGTGTCTCCTGAGATGATGCAACAGCCTGTTGAAGCGCCTGCAATGCCGCAAATGCCAGAACAAGCCATGCCGCAAGAATCCCCGCTCCCCCCTGAAGCAGGTATGCCAGCTGATATCATGCCGCCGATGGAAGAGCCTGTTGCGCAAGAAGCTGCACCAATTTAAAATTTTATCAGCGAAAACGCACGAATATGGTTATAATATAGCCATACTCGGTGCAAGAGGAATGTTGAGCTAATAGAATAGGAGAATATCATGGCTCAAGTTATTCAGCCCGAGGAATGGGTACAGGGTCTCGACAATAATCGACTCTTGCCTGGTCGCTACACCACTGGTTTGTTTACGGGCAACATCGAAGGTAGCAACAAATCTATCGCTAACAACCCCGCTGCGTGCCGTGTCTGGGATATCGTTATCCCCGACTACATCACGGACTACGACGATCGCCGCCTGAACGGTCACGGCAATGGTCGCGTTGCGAACTTCAACGCTGACGGTCGTGACGGCTGGGGCGCATCGGCCTACGGCGTGTTCCAGGACGTTCGCTTCGAGAGCCGCGTCTACACCATGGGTCGTCATCGTTCCGTTGCGTTCCGCATCTTTGACGAGCAGCAGTACTCTGGCGGCATCGGTCAGTGGGGTGACGCTGCTCACAGCAACGTTATCACGCCTGGTCAGACTCTCATGCAGACCGCTGCTCTTATCGCTAAGACGCGTGACCTGTGGGAGAAGGAAGTTCTCGGCCCCGATATCGACCGCTACAACCTGTTCGCGGTTCTGAACGGTCATATCTCTGGTCGCTGGGTTGCCGTTGACCCGTCTACTGGCGCGGACTACACCGACCAGATTATGGACGGCGACGCTGCTCATGGTCAGTGGATCGCCCAGCCTGGTACCACACAGGGTCAGGCAATCCCGCCGCGCTTCGCACCGATTCACGGTGTCGAGTGGGACGACAACGCTATTCCGCTGTTCCTGCAGAACCTCAAGGTCACGTGGACGAACCTGTTCATCCCCGAGGACAACCGCGTTATCATGATGGATCCGTACTACGAGTATCCGCTGATGATGGCTCTCACTGGCGGCGGCATCCCCGCAACCGAGAAGGCTTACTCGGACATCCAGAACGGCACGTTCACCCGCCTGATGGGTTGGGAGTTCAACTTCGAGATTCCGTCGCAGTACTGGCCGCAGCTGTTCTTCGATGCGAACATGAACGTTGTCCACAGTGCTTCTGGCACTGCCGCTTATGACGCTTACCTCCGTTCGCAGGATTTCTCGAACAAGGGCAACCGCGAGCTGCTGTTCGCTCTGTCTGACTCCGCTCGTATGCACATGGCGAACTACATCCGCACCGTTTGGGATCCGACTGCTGGCAAGTTCGTTAAGTACGTTACGAACTATCCGCTTGGCATGCCTGCAGCTTCTGACTACTACGGTGACAAGATTGTTGTCGGCAGCGGCGATGTCTACAATCTCTCCACTAGTGGCGATACCTGGACTTCGACCGATTCTGTCACGACTGATGCTGCTTCTGGCGGTGCTCTTAGCGGTGTTAACGCGATGTTCGGTCAGCCGACCGACTATCCGTGGTCTGCTCCTGGCGCTGGTTATGGCTTGCCTGTTTCTAGTGGCAAGTTCCCCGACAATGTTACCGCTGGCCCGTCTGGTGCTATTACCAAGCGCCGTGTCATCGGTTGCGCTGTCTACCGTCCTGCTGCACAGCTGTCGCAGGAGTACAGCCAGATGCTTACTGGCGAGGGCGGCACTCGCGGTAAGTTCACCGAGTGCGTCATGGACGTTAAGTACGACGCGTGGGTTATCGAGCGCCTGTCGCACGGTATTATCCCGATCGTTGACGACAACGAGAACACTGGTGTCTTCGCGATTCCGATTCGTATTCTCGAAGAACCCGAGTCTGCTACCACTGCTTAAACTGGAAGCAGCATAGGGACCCCAGGGGCTGTAGGCTCGTGTAGCCCGCAGCCCCTTTCTTGATAGGAGATAGAAATGGCATTCTTAGATGGAATATTTGGTTCAGGAAACAATAGCTTTAGTTCAAGTGGTGGTGGCAGCTTTGGTTCTGTTCTTAATAATATTGTTAATGGTGCTAAGAATATTGCCACTAATTTTGCCAATAATTTTGGAAAAGCCTATATTCCTAACTATACTCCTATTACTAATAATAACTGGGGTAATGCTGCTGTTAAGAAAGAAGAGCCTAAGTACTACCAGCCTTCTGCTCTAGATTTAATTAACCAGACTGCTAACTCTGCTTTTAATAATATTGATTTTGTTCCGAAGACTCCTAACATTCAAGAGCTTACTAAAAATTTTAAAGATGGTTTAAACAATATTAGTGATGTCTTTGATGAAGATTCATTGTTCGATAATGTTTCTAAAGCTGTTAATAATAATAAAGAAAATAAAACAAATCTTGAAAATATTTGGGGTAATATAGATATTCCTAAAATGGTTGGCAGTTCTCTTCTTGGCCCAGTTATTGGGCCATTAGCTTTTCCACAGCAAGCATCTGCCAATCAAGAAACAAATAATTTAATTCAAGATACTGCTAAAAATATTGGTAAAACTTTGCTTGGCCCAGGCGGATACATTATTAATTCAGGCTCTGGTCAAAGTAGAAAAGAAAACAGAGAACGAGCACCGTGGCACAAAGCACTTGATGAAGCTCTTGGAACTAAAGGTGTTGGCGGATTTTTTAATGATATGTTTTCTTATTCTCCGCTAGTTTCAACTGCTGATATTTTTGCTCCTGAATGGGCTTGGAATGGATCTAAAGAACAAGGTACTAAGGCCGCTTTAGAATATAATGGAAAAGAAAATGAAAATTCTTCTATGCCCTCTGGTGAACGAATGTCTAGGCTTTCTCCAGAAGAACTTCAAGAATGGTCTGATCTTACTGGGCAAGGTCTTCTTCAATCTGCATCTGCTGGCAGTATGTTTCTTCCTACTGCTGGTGCTGGTATAGCGCCTATTGAAAATCTTTTTAAAGGAAATAAAATTTCTCCTAATCTTGGTTCTTGGAAAGATGCTACAAACCAAGGATCATTTTATCAATCTTTAAATCCTAATGAATTTATTCCATCTGTTATTAAAAATGAAACCAAGATGCCTAAGCCAATTAGAGCAATTAATGAATCAGGAAATAAAATTGTATCTAATTTAAATTCTTTAAAAAATAATGTTAATAATAAAATTTCTGGAACTTTAAATAAAGGTAAAGATAAAGTATCTAATATCTTTAATGAAAATGGTATTTATAAAACAATTTTTGAACCAGAAAAGCCAGTTAATTTTAGTGAAAAAATTCCTAGTATAAAAGATTTATCAAAATCTTTTAGTAAAGGAGAATATAATTTACAAGATTTAAATCCTGCTTATGGCTCTCAAGATTTAAAAAATGCTATTTCAGCAGAAATTGGTAATCTTGGTAAACCACTTGAATTTAATTATCTTCCTTGGATGCTCGGCATTGGCGGGGCAGAGAGTGGAATTCTCGGCGCAGCTCTTATTGATTCTATGAATAGAGAAAAACATGAAGCCCAAAAGGGAACATACCATTCTCCTATTTCTGATGAAGAAAAAGCAAGAATACAAGCTAATAAACAAGCCATGTTTAATGATCTTATGAATTCTGATTCAAATTGGTATGAACATGGTCTTGCTTCTAACACAAATCCATTACTCGCACAAGGAGTTCTTAGCGCAAACACGAGAGATTATTACGGTTCTATGGGTGGTATTGGGCCACGTGATTTAACACGTTATAATCCTAATACTGGTAAATGGGATTACGGTAGACAATTAAAAGATTATAATCTTTGGTCAATGAATCCAATGTCTAATATTGCCGCAATGTTTTATAATCCTAATCAAGAATTTAATCCTAATAATTACAATAGTCTTATGCCATCTCTTCATGCAAGTGAATTATTTGGAACATATAAAGATAGCCAAGATAATAATAAAGAAAAACCAATTCTTTGGAATCCAACACGTACTATGCCGCTGCGTTCACAAAAACAATATGAAGGTATTGAAGAAGAATCTCCATATGTTGAAGACAGAAACTTTTATCTTCTTAATACTCCTGGCGGTAAAGAATATAATGATGTTCTTGACAGAAATGGTTTATCAGTACTTTCAGATTTTGGTGCATTTAGATATGGTGCCGATGATCCCATGTGGGAATACATGATTGAGCGTGGCTGGGAGCCTTATTATGAATATGAGCGTGATGAAAATGGCAATCGTGCTATAGGCGATCTTAAGCGTGATAAAAACGGCAGAATCATCCGTGAAGATATGAATAAAGTAATGGACTGGCTTAATGATATTGATAATATCTTTGTATTTGATGAAGCCGCCGCTGATCCAAACGCTAGAACTTGGAGAAATTTTGGCAGCAGTTCTTCAGATATTCTCAGCCATCTTAATTTTCTTAATAGTATGCAGATGCTTCAAGACCCGTTATCGCAACCTGATTATCTCAAAATGCTTGGAGATAATGCAGATATTCTTGGTAAGCTTGATGAAAATGATAGAGCGCTTTATGCAGCTCTTGACCTTCTTGATAAACAAGGCGGGAAGATTAATAAAGGCCAAATTACAGAAGGCGTTCTTAATGCTTTATTTGAAAAAGCAAATGAGCCTTATCGTATTGGGAAAACTGGAGAAAAATTTGATAAAGAAGGTAATGACTTATTCCTTGACTATAAGAATAGCGGAAGAAATAATCCTCTTAAATCCAATTTTGAATACTTTGCAAATGATAATCAAGTCCTTAAACCTTATTATAATCCGCAAACTGATGAAGCTAATTTCTTTGAAAATTATCTTGATAGTATTCTTTGGAGAAATAAAGATTACGGTATTCAAACAGCAGATAACATTGCAAAATATAATTATGCAAACGATATTCATGATAAAGCAACTAAAGATCTTAGTGAAAAAGAAGAATGGGCATATCAAAACTCAATTGCTCCGAGCCGCTTAGTTGGCCCACTTGGTATTGATTTAAATAGTTAGGAGTTATTATGGCAGCGCCTAAAAAAGCACAAGTTTCTACTGTAGCTTCTTCTGCTCCTGCTGATACTGGCGGTAGCTGGGGTGGCGGTTATGGCGGTGGCGGGGGTGGCAGCTATAACGTCACCTATTCTAAAGCTAAAGACCCTATCGATACCGAAGATCTTGATGCGCAACTAGCCAACGCTGCCTCTGCTCTAGGTAAGCAGAACGCTGCAACCGCCAAAGCTGGTAAAGATGCTCTTAACAATATCCAAGACCAGCGTAAAAACAATGCTCAGCAGCTGCTCATGAAGAACGCACAGCTCGCACGCAATAGCGAGTGGCAACCAAACCAGCAGAAAGAGCAGAGCGTTCTCAACAACATGCGCCGCACTATGGGCAACGCTGCCTACGGCTCTGGCTTGCAAGACCTGCAAGAAGGCATGAGCCGATTCGATGATATGGCTGACGTTGAGCTGATTAACACCTGGAAAGAAAACCAGGATGAAGCTTACAACAACTGGTACCAGGCTAACGCAGACCTCATTAGCGACTATAACGAGCAGGTTATCCGCACCAACAGCGCGTTCGATGAGGCTTACAACAACTATCTCGGCAATATCGCTAACATTAACAGTAAGCTCGGCAAGCAGGCCTACGATGAAAAGAACGCTGGTAAAGAGCTTACCCAGCAGCTCGGCTTTGACGAGGACAAAAACGGTAGCGTTAGCGGTGATGAAGACCAGGGTACCATTAAGGCTACTATCGCTAAGAATAATGCTGCTGAAACTTATAAGATGACAGAACTTCTTAAGATGCTTACAAACAAAGCTACTGCCAACAATCCGAACATTCCAGACACTAACGGAATTGTTGACTATATTCGCCCGAACAATGCTGTTGCCGAAGCGCGTAACAAGGCTCTCGGCAACGTTGGTAAAGTTAACACTGCTGCAGGTGCTTTTGCTCCTACTAAGGTTAATAGCAAAATTAATCCTATGGGCAGGAGAGTTATACAAAAACTCGCTTTTCCTGGCTATAATTATCAGCGTGAAAACTTTGCAAGCTATAATCCGAGAAGCTAAGGCGGTGTAACATGATTTCTACAATGAGCACTGGCATATCGCCTTACGATTTTGTCCAGCAGGTCTACTACATGCAGGAGAAAACCCTGCTCGACTTCTGGCCTAACGATGACAAGTACCGCGAGGTTCTTACAGAAGCCAACCTCGTTCTCAGGGAACTCGAAGCAGTTGAGGACTGGACGTGGCTCCGTGATACGGTTGTTTTCGGCTGTTGCGATAACATCAGGAATGATATCGTAGAGTTCTCAATACCGCCCGATGTCTACAAGCTCTCAACCCTCCATCACGATACCCTCCGTCTCCATCCTATTAAGGGCTATGAAGAAGAACATGCAATTGACGAAGACGGTCAGGATATTGTAATTCCTAAGTATATTATCGACGAGGTTCACTTCATTCCAGTGCCGATATCATCTTCTGGCGACCAGCGGCATCTCAGGCAGGTTCAGGTAAACGGTGTTGCCGTTAACCACATTCTCGACATCAGCCTTAAGGCAGTTGTCCACGGCGATAAGATTATGTTCAACCGTCCTCTTACTCCGTTCGAGTCCAAGATGGTTCTCGTTGGCGACGTTCAGAAACATATTAAGCCGTTCCACGTGTGTAACATGTACTGCGAGTCAGAGCCTTATACTGTTGATGAAAACTTAAACAGTATTGTACAGTACGGGCCAGATGGTGCTTGGCCTCATCCTTGCAAAAAAATCAGCGATGTCTATCTCACTGAGATCCCAGACCCGAACTACGTTATAATGGCTACGGCAGCGCGACATGCTGAAGGCAGTCCTCCTGCTCTTGCGAGGGTCGCTGGGCTGCAAGATGCGGCTCAGCGTATCCTCAGTCAAATGCGCCAGAACGATGCTGCTGCTACGGATGCCGACTGGCTTGAATGGGATGTTCCAGGGTACATTGAGGTGATCTAATGGCTAGGAAAAACAGTAGCAAAACAGCTACAGAAAAAGCCATACAAGCTTCAGAACCGAGGGTTCTCTCTTACCGCAACTGGAACGGCGTGAGCTATGTTGACGCGCCGCTCACGTGGCAACCGCTCGAAACAGCACGCTACGCACACCAGCAAACCAATCTTCCGAAGAACTATCTCATGGTTCAGAACAATCTCGTTACTACAGATACTCTGTCTATCGAGACGAGAATGGACTCGCACATTATCGGCGTTACTCTCGATAACTTTAAGTTTACTGGTGTTTGCTGCATGTTCCACAAGTGGCTGTTCTGTGCTATCCGCTACGATGACCCAGACTCTTGGTACGAGCGGATTATCTTCCGTGACACGAACATTACTGGCTCTGCTACGTGGGGTTATCTTAACGATAACGGTTACACCTGGGAAGACCTCAGCACCATGCGCTGGATTGACGTTGTAGAGCTTCAGAAGCTCAACAGCAATGACTGGAATACTATTAAGCTCGCCTACTCTGACGACGTGATTAACAGTGACGTTTCAACTGGCTACGATCCACCGCACTGGGAAATCGGCGAAATCGGCGCTTACGAGGATAACCTCATCGTTACCGCTTTTAACAGGAGAACGCAGAAAGGCGCTGTGTTCGTAGCCAAGCTTAACTACGACGAGATAAACGACACCATCACAATCCAGACAACTAACTGGTTTACGAACAGCTTAATCAGCAGTATCGTTATCTCTAACCCTACTGTTGCAGACCCAGTAGAAGCTTCAGACAAACCTGTTCTCAGCGTTGTTGGAATGAGCTACGGTAGCACTGCTTCCGAGGGAACCGTTAATCCAGACACGGGCGCTATTACAGACGCACACGCTGTGCGTATCGAGGTGTGCTATGCGTACACAACGCGTTTCGGTAGCACTCTGCCCTCGGACGTTACCACTATCTACACAGAGTTCTCTCCGACGCTGTGGAGCAGTGCGAGATACGTTAAGGTGTCCCGCAACAACGACCCGAACGTCCATCTCGGTACTGGAATCACTGGTATTGACTTCTATGCCCGTGACACCGAGAACACTAATCTCGTGTTCGTAGGCCACATCGACGTAGATCCTGGAGAAAATTCTACGAGCTGGTCTTACACGTGGCTCGGCAACATGACCGATATTGGCCAGTGGACTAACAGCCAGCTCAGCGTCCCTGTTAAGAACGACACGTGTGGCCCAAGCGCCCGTCACTTCGCTGTTCACGACAGCCGTCTCTACTACTGGGGAGACCCGCTCTATCCTTACCGCCTCTATATCGGCGGCAATCCTGGCTCTGAGCTAAGTGTAGCACGTGGTCTCGGCGGTGCCTGGGTAGATATCGAACCTGGCTCTGGCTACGAGGTTAAAGGCACGGCAAAGTGGAAAACCGTTTCTGGTGCCAATATTGTTACTATCATGTGCGGCAATGCTAACACGACAAATGTAAAGCGCTTTAACCTCGTTGAGACGAATATTACCATTACAAACGAAATTAGCTATAAGGGATACATGTATGAAGAAGTTTCCAACGTTGTTGGCTGTAACAGCAGGTGGGGCTACGGCGTATACACTGATGGTCTTTATAGCTTCTCTCGTTACGGCCTGATGCTCACAACCATGGCTATGGAGTACAATAGCCAGATGAAGAGCGAGAACATCAGCTCGATTATCCAGCCAGTATTTACAGACCGCATCGGAGAACGGCTCAAGAACTCCCGTATGGTCTGTATCGACGACGTTATCTACCTTGCTCTCAGCGAGGGCGGTAATCCTGGTGGTACAGTACGTCTCGACAACGTTATCTTCTGCTACGACATCGATAAAAAAAGCTGGTACACGTTCACCCACGACGAGAAGATCGGCTACGATTTCGGTGAAGATCCAGACGTTATCCACCACATCTTCGCTGTTGACAGCGACCAGGCCATTGAGGGTCTTGGCGTTATCACAGACAACTACGTGTTCCTCTACCCTACGACCTCCGAGCAGAACGCCATTACCCCGTACTTCAACGTACTTCTCGAAACTGGCGAGCTAATGCCGAAAGAACCGATGCAAGCTCTCACGTATGTTCAGCAACTCGAGTTCCGTTTCGACTACTTTATCAGCGACCCTAATGAGCCTCCAACAATTCTCGTTGAGGGTACTGACTACTATGGTCGCAGCTTTAGCATTGAGAAACAGCTTAACTGTCGTGGAGGACGTAATAATCACGGAAAGACTACAGAAATGCGTAACTATATTGAGTGGATTCGCATTGACAAGTACGTTGAGAGCCTGAGAATCAGGATTAAGGGCAAGGCTCGTTTCCGTCTCACGCACTTCAACATGAAGTTCTACATGCAGCAAGACGTTATCGGAACTCAGTACGGCTTCGACGCGCACGACCACTATCTCGATGCGCACGGAACCGAGTTCCAAATCCACCACTACATCAACGACTATAATAATCTGAGAAGGGCTTTGGTGAGTTAAATGGGCTTGTTTGATAATCTTATAAAGAATATTTCTAATTTTGCTTCAAATGTTGGAAATAATTTTGGCTCTAGTTTTTTTAATTACTCACAGCCTTCTTGGAAAAATTCATTTAATAACCTTAGCTCAAATGCTTCTAATTTTGCTCAAAATGCAGTAAATAATTTTGTTCCAAATAATGATACTAGAGAAAATTATTCCTTAGATAATGTAGTTAAATATATTGGTGACGCAATTAATAACCAAGAAAACATCTACAACTCAAATTCAAAATGGAATTATCTAATTCCAGAAGGCCAATTTACGCCATTGCGTAATAATAGTGTTTTTAAAGATGATTTAATGAATACTGGTTTATTTGATCATTGGCTTCAAAAAGAAAAAGAAAGACCAATTTCAAATCAATTAAATATTAATGATATGAGTGTTGGCTATCTTCCAGATGCTATATATCTTACAAAAAATCAAACAGATGAAAACAAAATTAAAGCAATTGAAAATTATAATAAAATGACTAACAAAAATCTATATAATGAACCAGCTTTCTTTGATGAAAGAGATTTTTGGTTAATGTCGCCAAAATATACTTATTATCCAGGGTATCCAATTGCTGATGAAAATAGACTTGAAAATCTTAAAGAAAGATATTCAAATAATTCTCTTACAAATGAAGATAGACAATTTATTAATGACTCTTACACTAATATTCTTTTATCTAATAATTTACAAGATTATATAAATAAAACTAATTTATATGGTACACCAATGAATAAAGATACTTATACTAATGAAGTATACGAAAAAGCAAAAGAGAGATATAAGAAGCGTGCATAGTAGAGGTGAGCTAAATGGGAATGTTCGAAGACTGTTGTTCTGGTATCATGGAGCCTTACGGCGGTAACATGCCGCTGTTCAACTCGCCTACTACGAACGACGCTACCGTCACCATCGTCTCCGAGAGCTATGACGACGGCATGAAGGTCACTCGTATTCAGACTCCACCGAGAACCGAGACCAAGACTCTCATCGAAGCTATCGACAACGTTCTCGGCATGGTTGGCTGTCTCGATATCGGTACTATGGATACTGGAAAAAATAAAAAAGAAAATAAAAAAGATAAACCAGAAAAAGAAGATGAAAAAGATAAAGAAGATACCGACATAGACTAGGATATCTATCATGTTTGTACCAGGTAAAATAATTAATGCAAGTCAAAAACTTATTAATAAAATGTACAAAAAAGTTAGCGGTACTTCTATAACTCTTAGTAATGCTGCAAAATCAAAACTTCATGGTCTCACGGTGGACGGCAAGGCGGTACAGGACGGCACGCCTACACCGAGTAGTCCCGTACCTGTTGAAGTGGTGGAACCTGTTGATGGTGTTTTCGGAATCAGCATCGACGGCGTTGTAACGCCTATCGACCTGCAAGGCAACGTCCTAGCTTCGCTGCCCGATGGCACGAAGGACGTTCTCACGGTGGATAGCACGGGCGCGGTGACGTTGGAGAAGCGCGTTGGGGTTGTTACTCTCAACGGCAGCGAAACATGGCTGGCATACTCAAGTTGGGACGGCAACGGGCAATACTGCTACTACACGAAAATCAACAGCGCACCAACGAATATCGGCAACGCGCACCCGCCAATCTGCGATTTCGCAACTTCGTACACTTTGTCCGGATTCAGCGTCAACACGAAGCCTGTTGATGCCTGTTGTTTTGATAACAGCAGTAATTTCTGCGTACGCGTTCCCGATTCGACTTCAAGTGATTTCAAGACGTGGCTTACTTCCAATAATCAGAATGTGTATTACTACCTTGCCACACCTCAAACAATCGGCCTCGGCACAATCGACATGCCTCAAATTAAAGATAATTCTAATATATCTATTATTGCTACTGTTTCATCAGATATTGAAGTTGAATACAAAAAAGATCTCATTTATGTTTCAGCATATAATTAAAAAGGTAGCAAAAATAGTTCGGGGAAAAAGATGAAGTACGATCCGACAAAAAACAGAAACAGTTCGGCTCCTCTGACGTACAGGACAAACCAAAACAGGAACATGACGAACCGTCAGACGTATATCCAGGAGAACAACAGGAGGATAACGGACGACGAGCGCCGCATAGAACTCGATAAGTACACTCCTGCCGAAGAGGACATGAGCGGAATCTACAGAGGTGCATACATAGTGACTCCTACAAAAGAAACACATGTTCTGCACACAATGGACTATAAGCTCAACGCTAACATTATCGTTAACCCGATTCCGAGTAACTTCTACGATGCTGCTGCAGCATCCATTCTCCCCCCCTCTCATCTTCTCGAAGGCGACGTTGCCTTTGATTCTTCTGGCGAGATTGTTGGCACAATGCCGAACAACGGCGCAACTGGCGGCACGATCAGCACTAAGGCTGGAACCGTTACAATCCCTGCTGGCTACACGTCTGGCGGTACCGTATCACTTAGCGGCGTGTCTGACTGTCTTGCGCAGAACATTCTCAACGGCAAGACAATTCTCGGCGTTGAGGGTTCGCTTGAAATGCCTACAATCAGCCAGGACGCTACAACTAAGATTCTAAGCATTAGTTAGGAGACACTATGGCAGACGTTACGCTGATGGGCACGACCTATTCAGACGTGCCAGCTGTTGACTTGCCATCGGCAAACGGGACTGTGAGGTTCTACGACATGAATGAGCTAACTTACGTCGAATCTGTCAACGGTAATTCTGGCGTGGTTACGCTGGATATACCACCCACTATGACTATCCTTTCTTACGGTAGTTCGACGTGGGATGATTTCATCACTGCGTATAACTCTAACAGTGTTGTCTATTGCCGCGCATCGTCCAACAGTAATCCTGCAAGCGGTGCGCAGACGCGCATGGCTTTCATGGCCTACGTTAACAACGAAACGGCACCTACAAACGTCGAGTTCCAATACTACCGCTCCGTCTCTAGCCACACGGCAACGCAGCAGGGCGACCAGGTGTTTATCTACAAGCTGGATAAGACTAATGGCTGGTCTGTCACAACGCGTGAGGCAATGTCGAAGATTGCCGCTGGTTCTAACATGAGCAGCAGCTACTCAAGCGGTACGCTTACGCTCAACGCTGATTCACAGCTACCTTCCGTTACTTCTTCAGATAACGGCAAGGTGCTTGCAGTTGAAAACGGTGCTTGGAGCAGCGAAGAGCTGCTTGTTCCCGTTGCCAACGGCGGCACGGGCGCAGACAATGCTCCTGACGCTCTCGAAAATCTCGGCGCTGTTCCTCTTGCTGGCGGTACGATGACTGGAAATCTTCTAGTAGATAACTACAGGGTCAAAACGCTTTCAAGCAGCATCGAGCGCGGCAACCCTGGGAGCGGCGACATCTACGGCGGCGGTACTGGTTTCGAGGTCTGCGACAAAGATGGCAAGCAGATCGGCTACATCCAGCCCGTCCAGTATTCGAATGGGCGCGAGACGATGCAGATGGGCGTCTCATCCTACGGCGGGAGCAGCACCAACTACAACTCCATTGAGGTAGGATTCGACGCTAACGGTAACATGATCTACGGCGTCTCTTCAGCATCCGCTTTCAGGAACGCGCTTGGAGCGTCTTCTGGCATCTGGCCTGTGAGTCTCGGCGGCACTGGTGCGACCACGGCGGCGGGTGCGCTGGCGAATCTCGGCGTGTTGGATTTGGTTATCGCTGAAAAGTACAACGAAACTAAAAGCGCATACTCTGGCGGTGTGTCGTTCACACACAATGCGCCAAGCGGTTACAAGCTGTTAGTTACAGCGCCATTGGCAATGTACGCATCTGGTGACGCAACCGTATATCCGACAGATAGAGGTGCGTCACAGAATGGTTCGACCGTCACCGTCACGGCGTTTATCTATAACCCGAACAACGCAAGTGTGAGTATCGCATATCAACTTTTGTATATAAGGGCGTGATTGAATGGCAAAAACACCAGGCTTCACGGAGTACGTTGATGATCGTGACGCTAGTATCACGGCGACTGGCATTGTGAGCGGCATTACTTTCAACAGCAACTACTGGGTGCTTACTCAAGTAATAGCGGTGTAAGGAGAAAAAAATGAACGCAGACTATCTCATCATTCCACATCCGTATCCTATCAATAATCCAGAAGGTCTTGACAGGGTATGCTCTCCTAACGAGTGGCCTAGACGCACACAGCACCTCATGGTACCGTGGTACACTGCCGACCTGTATTTCAACAACGAGCACAACTTCTTCTGGCATCCTCTCCACTGGTAAAAAATAGCCCCCAGGGATTTCTCCCCAGGGGCTTTTTACTGTGCTCAGTGTGCAAACCGTTGGCTAATAATTCTGCACAGCACTCTTATTATAACTCAATCCACTCGTCTCTGTCTTGGCAAAGCGTGATAAAGTCGTCGAACGGTAGGATCGCTACCCATTCTTTCCGATTCGGTCTATGCACGACAACTGGTATCTCACCATCTCCAGCATCCCTCTTCGCCTGTTCGAGACTAGGATAGAGGTGGAGAGCCTCGACTCGCTTAACCTCGATATGTACGTTGGGAATACCCGTGACATCGGGAGAGTCTTCTCCACCGTGGTACTGTACTCCTCTCTTGGCGCTCGTGTACCCACGCTCTCTAAGAATCTTCGCGACCTCTCGTTCACCATCACGACCTTTCATTATAGATTTCTTTCCCATTAGTATATCCATTTCTTGATTTTCTTGATAAGCCTATCATAGCAGTCATAGCACAGATAGAACTTATCTCCAACAGTACTCCACTGGTTCTTGCGATATTCGCGCTGCCCGAGAAGACGCTTGCGTCCTTTCTCCGTAGGCAGCAGTCTTCCACAGCGTTCGCAGCGTACGTAAGTTAGTTTAGGCATCTTCTTTCCTTTCTCCCCATGCACAGAAGCCGTAAGGCTCGACGTTGCGCCAGTCCCAGCTATCGGCGCAGCCTTCGGCGCAATACTTCCCGCCGTCAACACCAAACTTGCAATCGCGGCACCGCACGATTTCTTCGCGCAACATGTTCTTGGAAAACGTGTCAATCACGAGACCCGTATCCCAGTCAATGATGTACTCGGTCATTCGCCCACCACCTTATCGTTGTAGGCCACCGTCTTCACGAGGTAGTTGCCGCCATAGTGCCTCTCGCTCGCGATATGGGAGGCGGCTATGGCGATGGCGCAATGCCCCTTGCCCTCGATCGTCGAGCCGCTGACCATGTCAGTATCTACCGCTGTGACGAACAGCATGCAGTTGGTATGGCATCTCCCGTCGTCCATCCAAGGGCAACGCGCCCCTAAAACCGCGCTCATTCGTCCACCACCTTCGCGCCAAGATACGCAAACGATGCTCCATGAGTCGTTTGCAACCTTCCCGTGCAGCATTTCTGAATGCTTTTCGCTGGTATGCCTGTTCGTTTCTCCGCGTCATGAGCGGAGTCAAACATCACTGACAAGCCTTTGTAAATCATCACGACTGGCATTGATTGCTCTGCCGCCCGTCGTGCAATACCTGTACCGTGATTGATGTTCTCCGATGGAGTGACCCATTCGAGATTCACGGCTCGGTTGTCCGTCTTGTCCTCGTTGATGTGGTTCACCTGCGTTTTGTTTTTCGGGTCATCGTTCATAACAAAAGCCGTAGCTACGAGACGATGAACGAGAACACCGTTCTGCTTTCCGCAGTCTGAAAGAAAAACCTTCGCATATCCTCGGTTGTTCACCTGCTGCGATAAAACACGCTTCGTTTTGATGTTGCGAACTTCGCCGCTATCGCTGACTTCGTACATGGCGAACGGTGCTGCTATCTCCCACATGTCAACCTCCGATTACCTTGCAGCCGCAGTTCGGGCAGTAACTCATCTTCATCAGCCATTCGTCGGCGTAGAAGTCGAACACGCAATTGCATGCGCTGCACTCAATCCATACATCGCCCATACCCTCGGTTTCGTTCATGTTGTCCTTGATATTGAACTCGCAAGTGCGCTCCGCTCGGCTATTCCATGCGGCGATTGCTTCGGATTCGGTGCCGTAAACATCTCCACGTGAACGGCAGTCGTTGCACATGATGCCGAACAGATAGCCACCATGCATGCTCTCTGCTGTTAGCGTTTCCGCTTCGCCGCCGCAGAATGGACATGGTTTCAATTCATTCATTTTACTCCTTACCAATTTGTGTAGAAATCGACGATTCCACTGTCACAACCCCCGTCTAGCACCATTGCTTCTCCACGGCTGGTCTCTATGACCGTACCCTGTTCATAATCGTTCGAGGCCACAACGTAGTAGCCCTCGTCTGTCCTGTAGAAGCCGTACTCGTCGGGCGCCCACTCGGATGTGCGGTAGTGATACGCCTTGTTCGAGCTGTAAGCAGTTTCTCGTGTACCGTTCGGGCCATCGATGATGCCGACGAAACTGTTTAACCCGTCAGGATCACCGCTCACACCGCTATAACCCGTGGTATAGCCGTAGTACTCTGGCTCATAGTACTCTTCCTCGTACGCTTCTTCAGTAGCTTCTTCGGTTTCGGCTTCTGCCTTAGCAGCCTCAATCTGGTTCTTGGCTTTACCAGCAATGTCACTAATAATCCGAACGCTCTTCTTGGAATCGCTGATACTGATAAACTGTTCTTCGTTGTTAGCAGTGCCTTGCGGCTGGGAACACCCGAATAGTGTTCCCAGCACGACGGCAACCGCTATGAGTGCGGTTAGTTTACGCATGTTTCTCCTTGTCGTTTTCCATTTCAATTTTGGAAATCAGAATAGACATCTCAAGAAATAAGTTCTGCATCTCTACGAACTTATCTCCAAGTTCCTTAAGAAGTTCATTCATTTTTCATGCACCGCATTTCCGTGAATCGCTACATATGCGCTGTAGTAATTAGCTTCTTCATCAGTCATATTAAGAACTTTTTCCTGAAGTTCGTTAGCTTCAAGCTCCTCCAGGATCATATCAATACACCGTTTTGCCTTAAGCAAATCTTCAGTTCCATTCTTGAGAGGCCATCTAAACAGATACTTGAAAGCGTCCTTCCACCACGGATATACAGATAGAGGGAGTTTCCCTTCTGTACCAGCGAACATCGCTCGCACCATGACCTGAGTGCTCGGATATCCGTCCTTCTCGTAGTGAGCTGGCTTATAGACTGCGTTGTGTTCACTATTGTTCATCTGCTCCGTCATTGTTTTCCTCCTGCTCTTCTTCCTGTTCTTCAATCTCCCCGTAGAACCCGCGCTGGATGTTCTGCTTAGTCAGCTCAACGATACAGGCGTTGATAGCTTCTTGTGCTTCCTCGTTGTTGCCGCCGAACATGGCAGCGAGAAGGTTCACTGTCGTCTGGACTACGTTTGCACTCCTGATAATATACTCCCTGATGTACAGCTCGAGTTCCTCTTCCGAGATATTCTTTTCCTCCTTCCTGCGTAGCATGTCGAGCAGTACCTCACACGTTTCCTTACACCTGCTTGCGGCGTTGAGAACATCGAACGCCATGTACTCGCTTGCCTCTACCTCGGTGAACGGGTATACAGGCATGATAATAGCATTTTTCTCATCATTGAAGTCAATCATCGTTTCTCCTTAAACTGTTTACAACTTCCGTTATTCAAGAACAGGTGTTCGTTCTTCCATGCAACGTCACTGTTCTGTGAAACCAGCTTGTAGCGTATCTCGCATCCTCCGTGCTTGTTATCCTTCTTGTACAGCTTGCAGGAGTCGCACTGCTCCTTAAGCTTGTCCTGTTTCATCGCTCGGACTTCCGCTTTGGTCGGCAACCTCGTCACCCCCTTCGAGCATCCAGTCAGGCTCAACATAGACTGTATCTATAGCGAGCATCTTCGGCTCTATCTTACGACCGCCGACTCGCTCTAGGATAATGCTTGCTGCGAGGTTGCGCTCCTTGCGCTTCTGGTAGTTGCTGCCAACGGGCTGTGTGGCTGCGTAGATGAGCGCCTTGGCCATGGCTATGATAGGCGTGTCATTACTCGTCACCATCATCTGGTCAGCCCTGTCGTAGCTCAGCACGTCGTCAAGCGCGTCTCCGAACAGGTTGGCGTAGCTCTCCCTGTTCTTCTCGCTCGGAACAGTACCGTCAACACGCAGAATAATCGTCTTAATCAGCTCAACATCAACCTCAACCACGGCGTTGTATATCATGCTCGTGACCGTATAGCTCCGTGCGTTCTCGCTTACCTCACGGCTATACGCCACCTCGCCCATGGTTTTCAGCAGACAGAAGTCCGTGAGCAGATCATCGATGCTCTGCTTCTCGTAGGGTTTTCTGTCGAGCTTCGCGAGCAGGTTCTGATAGTTCTGACTCTGGTACTCGCTTTCCCTGGAAAGCGTCCCAGACCCACTTCTCGTCTCGCTCTGATTTGAGTTTTCTGTTGGCATTGTTCTGCGTTACCTTCCACGCTTCGTAGTGCTTCTGCCTTCGTGCCTGCATGTTAGCGTCTGTCTTCGGACTCCGTGCGTGTCCTGGCTTCAGGTCTTTCGGCAGCTTCATGTTCTGCCAGCACGGTAGCTCGTTCTTCTCGGTCAGCCACTCTAGTCTCAGCTTCAGGCTGTACGGCGGCTTCTCAAGACGCTTGGCAGACAGGATGTACACCTTCTTCTTGGTGTTCTTTCCACGGATGGTCGTACCGCTCTTGAGAATTCTGGTACTGTAGTAGCCCATGAGCTTCGACAAGCGGCTCGTGATAGCGGACTCCTGCGGACTCCACTCCCTGCCGTACAGTATCTCGAACATCATCCTACACGTGTACTTGCGCCACTTGCTCTGCTTGTTCCACTTGTAGTCGTTGTTCTTCTTGTCTTCGAGGAACGCTCTGAGCAAGCATTCGGCCTCGTACAGCTTATCGTCAGTGAAGTTCTCCCACTTTCCAGCTCCCTCTAGGTAGCCTGTAGACATGTGTGGATTAGGATTGGGCTTCACTGGCGGCTTCGGGTCTTCGAAGCTGAACTCCCAGTACTCACCCGTAGTAGTAGAGTCCTGCATTAGTCCTCTTCTCCTTGCGCTGCTTCTCCGTCATCCAGATCGGGTCTCCGTCGTACTCTGGCTTCTGCTCCTCGAACATTCCCTCATAGGTCATGTTCCAGTCCAGCGTCTCGCTACCGTCGTCGTTGAGGTTGAAGTACTGAATCTCCTTCAAGCCCATAGCAGCATAGCGGCAATTCTTAGTTAAGATTCCGTTTGCGTAGAAGAGTTGTCCTTCGACTTCGAGGCACCACGCTTCGGAAGTACAGCATCTTCTGGTAATCCTTTTGATCTTCGACGTGCTGCTTTCATCTTGCAGTTTGCGCAACAATACCTTGCACTCTTCCGATGATCCCTTGAGATAAATTTCTTGTGGCAGTGTGGGCACTCTTTTTCGATAGGAGTCATTGATTTCCCAATACTGTTCTTCCAGTGTTCCTTGTACCAGGCTTTCCCTTCCTCCGTCTTTGCCCATTCTCTTCTTTTTTCGTCCAGATTCTTCCAGGTTTTCTTCCCTATTTTTCTCTGTCTCTCTATATTTTCTGGGCTTGACATATGCATACTTATATGCTCCGAAGCTGAAATCAGAATTAGATTCTCTGGCGAATTGTTCCTGACATCTCCGTCCACATGATGAACATGATAGCCCTTCGGTATCTCCCCGAAGTAATGCTTGTATACAGCGCGGTGGAGGCGTTCTCCGCTGCGTTGAAAGTAACGCTCGCCTCGATAGAGCGACCACATCTTTCCATTCCACTCTATCTGCTCTATTGCGTTCGGTGATTCCCTGAGAGTTCTCTTGTCTACCATTATATAACCTTTCCAATGGACTGTTTGCGATATTATTATACCATAACATATCGGAAAGCGTCAGTTGTTCCGCATATTTTAAACCATCAATGGTAGGAAAAACATGGTCAGCGGTACAAGAAATTATTTCACCAGATTCAAGTTCAATATCATACCAGATATTGTCTTTCCTCCGCACACCACAGTTCCAGTATGGTAAAAATCCTTGTGGCGTAAACAGATAACCACACTCTGGTATTTCAGATATTTTCCTTATTCCAGCTAGTGTTTCAACAAGTGTATCTTCTTGGAGACAGGCATCCATCATATGTGAAAACTTGTTGTGCATCGGCTTAGCAGCCCAGTCATCGGCTCGCTCAAGGCGCTTGTACTCGTAGTTCTGGAAACACTCCATGAGCCAACCGCAGTTCTCGCTGTTGATAATCATGTTCGGCAGCTGCTCGCGCACGAGCCTGATGCCACGGTCAACGCGCTCTTTGTCGAGAGCATGCCAGTTAATCTTCGGGAACATGGCTCTCGCTTCTTCAATCGGAGTTTGCGACGATGCAGAGCGCTCGGAGTCCCACGGCAGTATGCCCATGCGTATCATGTGCGCGTACGGCTTCTTCATGATTTCCTGCATTGCCTCGACCAGGGCTATGCCCCTGCTCTCGAAGCAGTCGTACATTATCATGCGGTTGTTAATGTACTGGAACATTACTGCCGCAGTACTATCGGACTCTTTGCCCTTAGACGCGATGTCAAAAGCGATGTAAACGGGTTTCGTGGTATCAAGATTATACGGTGTATAACGGTGTTCTCTAACGAGCTGTTCGATCGCCAGATATACCAGTCCTGCGTTGACGACAGTGAAGTCGCAGAAGTTCTCTTGGCGGAAGAGATTATCGTTTCCAAACTCTCGAATGTAATGAGATCGGAGCTGCTCAATCTCTTCATCACTATACAGTCGCTCACCTCTGTGATTGACCGCATCAGCGATAGTGACCTTATCAACGAAACAATTCCCGTGAGCACCAGGGAAGGCGTCTGGCTCGTCCTCTCCCGTGTATACACGCAGTAAATCGTAGAGAACATTCTTTACTCCTCGTGGCGTTCCGTTAAAGTTGACCTGCAGTTCAGCTCCCATCTTGAGCTTACGATCCCAAATCGGTCTGATGTACTGGAAACCGTGGGACGGGTAAAGGCTCGCTTCTGAGACATAGAATCGGTCATAGGACGATCCGATAAGACCCTGGTCATTAAGGAAGCCGATGAACTTAATTCGTGCATCTGCCCTGTCCTTGTCCATGCTTCGCATGTAGACTTCCTTGGCAGTGTCTTTTGGGTCAATGAGTTCTTCAGGATAGTCATCCCAGAACGTCCTTCCCTCGATATACTTCTTGAAGATGTTGTTGTTAATCCAGACGTTATCGAGACCTACGTACGCTATCTGGATACCAGGATTAAGGTACCCGATGTTCATAGCGTGCTCGATATCGTCAGTATCCTTACCGAGCTGTCTCGCCCACAGCTTGAAGTAGTACGTGTATTTACCGCTGTTACGGCGTTTCCACGCTGCAGCCTGATAAGGATACGGCTTGTAGTATCTCGGTATCTGGACTAGCTCTTTCACTAGAGCGCCACGCCTTCCATCTCAGCGCGTACCTTCAGACAACGCAGGTATGCGCCCATTGCGTTGTACTGCTCGTACAAAATCTCCATAGAGCAGTTAGGCATGAACTCAAGAGTTCCAGCTTCGTTCTTTACGAGAATGTTCTCAAGCTTATTATACCGCTCTTCGAGCTGGTAGTACTCTGCCTTAAAGCGGTCTTTGTAGTTCTGGCTTGTCATCAGGTCTACGGTGTCTTTGAGTTCCATATTAGTTCTCCTTCTCGTACGCCTTGCGCTTATTAACCTCGTCCAGAATCATCTGATGAATCTGATTCATCTTGGAACCGTACGGCTGTACGCACTTGAAGATGATGAGCGCTTCGAGCAGTTCTTTCTCGCTGTTGATGCTCTCAACGGGCGGTACAACGTCCTCGAAGTAGTCCTTCATGTCTTCCTTCAGGAACTCTTCCAGCTCGAAGGTCTTGGCAATCTCGTAGATCTTCTCGTAGGTCTTAACACTAACCTGCTGAAGCTCAATGAAGTACTTGTAGCGCTCACCAGGAAGATACCTGTCACCCAGATAGTCGTCGTGCCAGTAAGCGTAGGCACTGTCACGGATGCTCGCGAGGTTATCTACTCGCTTAGCGGTGATAATGTTCGTCTCAGCCGTCATGACGAAGCCGTCCTTGATTGTCTTGAAGATATCCTCAAGCGGCTCGAACTCTGGCTTCTCGATTACCTTGTTGTTAACGGGCTTGATCCTCGCTGCGCTCTTCTTGGTTGCCATGTTACTTTCCCTTCTTCTCACGGTTCATCTTGTCGTACATCTTCAGTGCTTCGCCGATGGTCTTCGGCTCATCGTCACTGTTCAGAGTGCTCTCCGTCTTCCCAGTAGGCATGTCCGTTGCGGGACGGGTCGCTGCCGCTGCTGGCTTGCTCTCCTGAGCCTGCTCCTGCGCTGCTTGCTGAGCGGGGTTAGCAGACTGAAAGTTCTTTGCAATGCTCCTCGCAACGTTCCCTGCAGCCACGAGGTTAGTGTTGAAGCCGATGACCTTGCCGTTGTTATCGGTGATAGCGTACGGCTCAATCAGGCTATCGAACACCTTCTGTTCTACCTCGCTCATGGCGTTATAGACAGGACTGTACTCGATGACCTGGAAGATCGGAGCGGCGTTCTGGACTAGCTCTTGCTGTCGCTTGTTGACCTCGCTGCGGAAGTAGTTCTCAACTTCCTTGTTCATCGCGTCAACAAAAGCCTGAGCTTCTGCACGGCTAGAAAAAGGCTGATTTGGATTATCGGGATTATGAAACGTAACCCGTCCAGTCTGTTCGTCTTTCTCATAGATATCCTTGATGCTCCACATCTCTATCTGCTGTTCGCGCATCTGCTGGCGAACATCGTTGAGAGCCTGGTTCTGGATGTTCTTCAGAATTTGTTCTCGTGCAGGAGAGTAGTCAACTGGTTCGACGACATTTGTAGATCCTCCAACGTCGCCGTCGTCTTCTCCGAACTCGGCAGAAGGAGCGGCGGCTGGTTCTGCTTCAGCTTGATTCTCGCCAGCGCCTCCGTCTCCAAGTCCTGCCTCTTCTTCGCCTCCATCAGCACTGGGATCCACGTCTCCTGTGTCCACATTGCCTTCAGCTGCAGCTCGGTTAGCCTGATTATACATCCTAAAAGCTTGAGCAATATCCACTGGCTCAGGCGCTGTCTGATTGTTATCTTCATTAGGCATAGTCTTCCTCTTCCTCATCCTCATCTTCTTGGTACACTTCTAGCAGGTTGTAGAAGTTGTTGAGCCAATCGTCTCTGACGATGTTATATACAATCGCCTTACGCGTGTCTCCGTATTCCTGGGTCTTCTCAATCAGACCCTCGACTTCCTTCAGCATCTCAACACGTGTGTTGTGCTGCATGATAACAGCTTGCTGCTTGGAGATGTACTTGTTGAACTGCCCTGCAATCCACTTGTACTCTGCAATGCGTTCGCTGTCAGAGATATCATCGGTGAAGTCGAGGTCACGGTACTTCGAGTTGAGGTGTACGTACATCTCGTAGAAGCTGGGAGACACAAACATATTGTTGAAGTCTTCCCTGATTCCCATTAGAGTCCCA